CCCCCCCCCGTGTGGTTACAAAAAAAAAGGAGGGGGGAGAAAGTATGTAATTTAAACTTCGTTTCATGTTTTTATTTATAACAGAGGTTTGGCTATTTCAAAGAGATCTTTATGAGTATTATAAAATGCATATGCTGTCTTGTAATCTGGAAAGACAAATGTAGCATTTTTACTTTCAGTTTGTTGTATAGATATTATATTCTTAATTACACAGATGATATATTTGCTATTTTTATTTGTAAAATCTGGATTGTAATCTTTAAAGTCTTTAAAGTAATATTGTAATAGCTCAGATATAGCCAAACTGGCTTCTGCATATTCTTTTGTAGGATAAAAATTTCTATTCTTTAAGGAAGCCTCTTCAAGTTGCAGGACTTTTACAATATCCGAAGTTACACTTATATAACATCCAGCAATCTTCCCAAGCTTCTTTCTTTTATCTTCTTCTTTCTTTATAAGTACAATATTTTCAAATGTAGATTCTTCCTTACAGATTTCATATCCCTCAGGAATATCTACCTTTATGCTTATTTTATTTTCAAGTTTCATAATAAATCTTCTTTATTCTTTTCTACAAATATCATTTCTTGAATTCTATGACTATCTGCTACAAGTTTCTTAATTACAGCAGTCACTTCATCTGCTTTTTTCTGTAACTCCTCCATTTCTGCTTTAATCTTTGTAAGTTCTCTTTCATAAGCATTATATGAAAAATCATTATTTCTTTTAAGTTCTGTAAGCATGTACATTCGTACAGTATCTTCTGAACCTTTAAGTAAGAATGTAGAAAGTTTTCCATATAGATATTTGCCATCAAGATCAGTTATCCTCCATACAACTTCATCTTCTTTTGTATTGCTTATTATAAAAGAACCACCTTTGGCTCTTTCGGGAAGCATGTCTATTTTTGTATAATATGCAGGTTTTTCAAGTTCTTTTGTAATTTCCAAATGTATTCTTTTAATTTGAGAAAGTTTATCCAGTACAAGTTCACTTTCCATCTTTTTATACATATCATATCTTCTACTTTCACTCATTTTAGATTTTTTATAAAGTTAATAATAGTTAAACATTCTGAGCAAGTAACTTCTTTAAGTTTACCCTCGTAAGGTTCGCCAATTTTTTCAAATCCATTATATTTAAAATTTGAAGAGACTGTATCAAGTCCACAAACTGTATATTCTCCACTGTTATGAGCAGAATTTATAACATGCACAATGATTTCATGATCATTTGTAAAAGTCTCATGTTTCATCTTTTGAAGTTTACTCATTATATTTAGAGATTAAAGAATTTACAATTTCAAGATCACTAAGCAAGACTTCATCTTTTGAATATTTAAGTCTTTCCTCGTATCCTTTTCTAAGTTTTTCAAGGATAAAAAGTTCAAGTTCACTCTTGTCCATTTCAAGGATAAATGTAGGAAGTTCTCCATTTACTATATGTCCAAGAGAAATAACAGACCATTTTATGTCATTATCATCTGCTCCAGTTACCATAAATGTTTCTACTTCATGATGTTCTGGAAGTCTTGAAAGTGTTCCAAAGTATGCAGGACTTTCAAGTCTCTGTAATACCCAAGTATGAAATGTAGATATCTCCTGAAGTCTTATAAGAGTAATTGGGGATAGAGATGCTAAATTATTATTCATTTTTGATTAAAATTTTAGATTTTTAAAGATTTTCTTAATTATAATGTACACAAGCAGATATTTAAATATCTTTTTTATCGTATTCATCACTTAAATATTTAGATGTATAAACAACTCCAAGTAGAAATCCTACTACAAGGCAAATAAACACAAGTATTGAAATATAAACAGCTACCATAGTCTACAAGAATGGTTTTGCTTTATAAAGAAGTTCACTTTGTTCTCTTACAAATCTTCTTACTGTTTCTTCGTTTACAAATGTAAGCGATGAGTAGCAATGATTTGAAGAACCTACTTGAATATCATATTCCAAATGATCTATATGATTAAAATGAACATACCAAAGTTTTTCTTCATAAATTTGTCCAATTTCAAATTTTACACCTTTATTGTAAAAGTTACGAAGATGTAAAAGTTGAGCCATAGCCAGAGAGGCTTCTGCATCCTCGTAAGTAGGAAAAACACATCTTGTATTGTTACTTGGTTTTTGTTCCCTGTATTCTACAATCTCTGATTGTCCATTGATATAATAACCCTCAATAGAGTCCAGATCTTCCCATCTCATTCCATTATCTTTAATTAGAACAATGTTATCAGGAGTAGAATTAAAGTAATCTATTTTATAACCTGGTAAATTTTCAATAGCAGATAGTACTTGCTCTCCAAGTCTGCTTTTAATTTGTCTTTCTTTAAATATACTCATTTTTGTAAATTTTAAAAATTATTCTGTTTTATTTGTGTCTTCTTTTAAGTATTCTATAGCACAGGCTACTCCAAGTACAAATCCTACTGCTGAAGATAATAAACAGAGTATTATTATCATTACTGTCGCTATCATCATTTAATCTTTAAACATTGTATTAAATTCAACATCTTTGGTATTGTAGATTTCTTCAAGAATCTCTCTTATAGCATCTTCAAATGAATCTGTTGCAAATTCTACCATTCCACCTTTACTATCATATGCTGTACCTGTATATGAAGTAAATGATCCTGCTCGAGTGATTTCATAATCTTTAAGTTCAAATCCAGCAGTGTTAAGTATAAGTTCAATAATTTCTTTTCTTCTCATAATTTTAAACTTTTATTTTTTCTTCTTATTTCCAAATATTCCTCTTACAAATTTCTTTATAAAAGATTCCTATTCAATTGGATAGGTAATCACAGCACCATCTCCAAAATCAATTATTACTTCACTTGGGTTACCTCCCTCAGTCATTTCCAGAAGTTGTTTAAGCGTAATGCTTTCATTACTCACATTTTGAATTGCTATTTGTCTCATTTTTATAAATTTTTTATAAGTATTCTATCACTTTGGTATATCCATATGTTTCAAATATCCAAAGCATTGGACTCAGGTAGATATTTAAAGATTCTTAGAACTTAAATCTTTAAAAGAGTACATAACAACACCTTATAAGCATAACAATATGGCAATTTATAACTTAGATACATTTGTAAATTCACTTCCAAAGAGTAAACTGAATCTTGACTATATTAAGCGTATAGCAGGACTTTCTACTGATTACTCTACTTTACATAAACTTGCAGGAGATACTACTGACCTTGATGCTTTTATTAATAAAGCAGATAGACTTTATGAAGATGAATCTTACAAGGATATGTCGCTTAAAGATAGAATCAGATATATCAGGAACATATCCACAAACAATGACTTGGATTGGATTATTACAGCAGTTACAGATGATGTTATTGTCTATGATGATACAAATAAATTTCTTGATTTTTCAGTAGAATCTGAAAGTTTTACTGATACACAAGAAACTTTTATAAAAAATTCATATAAGAAGATACTTACTATGCTAAATTGGGACTCGGACAATGTAGCATGGGATACTTTTAAGCAATTTCTTATAGATGGTACTATTGCATATGAAATCGTTTATGAATATTCAACTAAGGAAGAAATAGAAAAACAGAAACTTGAAATAACAAAGAAAATCAATGGACTTCTTAGTGAAATTAGAGTCCTTAATGAAAATAAAGATTTGGGTCTTAAAGAGAAGCAATCTGCTCTACTTCTTGAAAAGCAAAAACTTGATAAAGAGAAAAATAGACTTGATCTTTTTATAAATAATGATTTTTCAAGGCTTTCCTCATCTTCACATTTCAAACATAAATTCTCTGAAATAAATTTTGACAACAGAATCCCAGTTGGTATTCTGGCTATAAAGCCTGTTCAAGATGTAAGTAGACTTTCAAGAGTTTATTATAATGATCCATCTGGAAAGCAATATAAACTTTGGAAATATACTTTTGAAAGTGGTAAATTTAATATTCTTCCAGACAATGCTATTGTTATAGTTTCTTGGAATTCACTTCAAAATAATGAATCTCCTGTTATAATCTCTTACGCTGAGAGACTTATAAAAAATTACAATATTCAAAGATCTCTTGAAAATTCTAAGGTAGCCTGGACTATAATGAATTCTCAATTTAAAATGAAATTCATTATCCCAGTTTCTGGAACTCTTACAGATAAGGTAAAACAGAGACTTCGTGAAATTTCTGATGAGAATAAACAGGAACTTCAAATAGATGATAGAAGTGGAGAGATTAAGATAGATGGTAAGCGTAATATACCCTGGACAAAGAATATTACAATGCCAAACCGTAGTGGTAATAGAACAGAAATTGAAAGTATAAAGAATGATGGATATGATATGTCCAACATGGAGATAGTTAACCATTTTTATAGAAAACTTAAAAATGACTCTCTAATTCCACATAACAGATTTGAACAAGAATCATCTTCTATTGTCCTATTTAAAGGAGATGGAGTCCCTTATGAAGAGGTTTCTTATTACAGATTTATCAACAGACTCCGTAATGGATTTAAAAATATAATCTTAAAACCACTTTTACAGGCAGTATCGCTTGAGTACCCAGAATTTAAACTTGATTATGCTCTTAGAGAGAAATTTAAATTTAAATTCAATTCATATTCTTACTACGAAAGTGCAAGGAAATATGAACTTCTTTCTGTAAAAATGGATATGGCAGATAAAATGTTTAGATTTACAGATAATAACAATGACAGACTCTTTGATACTAAGGCTATCTTTGTAGATTACTTGGAAATCTTTACAGAAGATGAATATAAAAAACTGACTAAACTTGATGGAGAGCCTAACGAATAAAGTACATTATACACTTAAAACTCTTGATCTTTACTCAAATATACAATCGGTGCAATCTCTTAGAGAAAGCACCGATTTTGTTATCTTGAAGTTTAGACTTCATATAAACACCTATCTTACTTTTGCTATTCATAAGAGGGTAGATATGGTAGAAATCAGAATAAGAAACTCTGTTATTCCTATATATAAACCACTTACTCCTGTAAACATAGATCTCATAAGACTCTTTAAAGATTATTTCACACGACTTAGAGAAAATAATGTAAATTACTTTAAAGAAACACTTTCACTTCTTCTTGATATTATTTATAAAATATACCGAAGAGATGGTAAAAGGTATAAAATAGATTATCTCTCACTTCCTGCACTTACTCTTGATTGTTATTTTTTTAGAAATAAACTTTCAGATGATGAAGTAAGTGAGGAGATAGAAGACCAAATGAAGAATTTAATAAATGTAATAAATGCATTATGACATCAGTAGAAAGTTTTGAACATCATATAACAAGAAAGACAAACATAAAAAGTGAAAGTATAAAATTTCCTACGAGATATATCCCAGAACATACACAGATGATTGGAATTTACTACCTGGAAAATGGAGATCCAGCACTTGTAACTATTTCTACTGGAAAATATACACTCACTACTGGAGATACTCTTTCAGATATCATTGTTCCTATTTTTACACCTATTGATGACATTATTCGTATAACAGGAAATGGAATTGACTTTAATCTATCCAGACAGTCACTTCTTGATAAGGTAGACACTTGTGACCTTTTACTTCTTAAAAATGATGTCTTTGAGCAGGTTCTTCTTTATAAGACACAACTTACATTGCTTCTTGAAATAATACCACTTGCTTCTCTGGATATTCTTCCAGATATTTTATCTTTTAATGGACTTCATGGAAATATACTTTTTCCTACTGGAATGGATCTTTTACATGAACTCTATGTTCCCTTACATACAAAAGCACAAGATGGTATTTCTGAACATAGAGATTTTATTTGTCATAATATTACTCGTGATCTTGTTTCTACTGTCGATACAGGTAGTCATAAAAATATACTTTCTATGTCACTTACTGTTCTTAAGAGATATCTTTTTGAACTTTGTACTCTTTCTGAAATCTTAAAATATGAAAATGGAAACTGATATAAAAACTTACTCAGAAAAACTTACTAAATTTCTTGGAGATCCTTATATTTCACTTGATCTTCTTTCCTATAAGGAAGATACTAAAACTTATTCACTTAAAGTAAATGGACATACTGGTATAGGTATAGAATACCAGGATATCTTTTATATTTTACTTTATAATGGAAGTCTCTATAAAATAAAACTTCCAAAAGAAAAACCAGTTATTTCTACTGATGTTCTTTCAGATGCTAAGGAGAAAATAGGTAATAGATGGAACACAGATACTATTGTTGTCTATAACACAGAAACCAAAGAAACCAAAGAGATTACACTCCCTAAGCCATTCAAAGAATATAATAGAGGTATTCGTGCTATGAAACTCAAATCTATCTGTAAAGAACCAAATGTCCAGGTTTTAAATAGAGAAGCAATAATGGAATTTTAAATTTTAACCCTTAAATAATATAAACAAAAATAATATGGTATTAAATACACAAAAACTTTCGGATAAAGAATTTATTTCTAAGTATTTTGATTTCAAAACAATTGAGAAATCATATATGCATTACAATCAACTACTTGAAATGTATAAGAATTTGCATGATATTCCAGTTACAGAACTTGCACTTCTTTCAAGATATAATACAGACAAACTTATTGAAGTTCTTAGGAAGTATCAAGAGAAGATAAACTCAAATGAAATTCTTTCTTCTCCTGTTCTTGAGACTTTTAAAGTAGAAAGTTCAAAGATTTATAATGACCATTTAGTTCTTGGAGCAGATGGACAACCTCAAAGAGATTCTAGTGGAATGCCAAAAATTAAGAATCCAGAGTCTTATACAATGCAACTTGATAATCTTAAAAAGAAACTTTCTACAGAAGAACTTTCAGTTGATGACCTTATCCAAAGAAGTAATGAAGAATTTGGAAAGATTTCACAAGAAGTTATCCCTACCGAACTTGCAACTCTTGATATTTCCAAACTTCTTGAAAGAAATGATATTACAGCAGAAATGCTTGTATTCCTTACTCAAATGGAAAACTTTATATAAAAGAACCCTACTCACTTATTTCAATCATCATTTGTGCTTATTTTTTAGGAGATTGCCCAGATTTTTCATCTTGGGCAATTTTTATAAATTCCCTTTTTACGCACATAAGTATAGTATGAATTCCTGGTCTTTCTGATGGATTGTACTCATATCCAAGTCCAGATATCATATAATTCCCAGAGTAAAGTGTATTTATACTTTCTTGAGAATATCCATTTCCTTTTAAAGCATCATCTCCGTAATTTAGTATCGAATCTCCATCATTAAACAGAAGAATAGGTACAAGTTGATAAAGATTTACTTCTGTACAGATTCCTGAAAGTATTACTCTTAGAGTAATCTTTCCATTTTCTCTGTTATTACTTCTATTACCAAGTTCGGAGAAGTTATAATTTTTATGTACATTCTCTGATTGAAGTTGTTTATTTAAGTATCTTATATTCTTTGCATAATCATCTTCTTTTCTACCTTTAAGGATAATAGCATTCTCATCTTTTGAAGTTATAGTTTCATGGAAGAATTCCTGCATTTTCTTCTCTTTCTTATCATAATAGAAAATTATCTGTCTATGTCCTATTGATGTACTTATAGAACTTGAAGAATTTAGAAGATTTACTTCTATTATTCTCTTATTTGTTCCAAGAAGATATGAATGATTAGATAAGAAAAACTCTTCAAGTATACCCTCATCTTCTTTTCCTCCATTACCAAAGTGATGATCTTCTGTCTGCAAGATATTTGTAATCTTTCTCATTTCCTTTACAGTAAGATCAGAATGTATACTTGATGGTTCTATAAAATTTAGGAAGTAATGAAGATCCACAGATGATGTAAAATACTTATCATCTCCCAAGTATGCATGTTCAAGAACATCTGTAGAAAGAAAATCATAAGGAGATTTAAGTGGACATATCCAAGTCATCTTATCCTGTGTATCTCCCTCTATATTGCTACTCACTCCAAGTCCCAGTTCTTTTGCTACTTCTTTAAAAACTCCAAAACTGGACATTTCCTTATAACTTTTTAAAGTAGGAATATGAATACCCTCTACTCTAAGTTCTGCTGTAATAGTAATCTGACTTCCATATTCTTTTACAGTAAGTATATTATAATCTCCTCTTATATGCTTAAAATCTGGATTTTTACTTCTTATATAAAGTGAAAGCAGATCACCATCTTTTGGAAAATACTTATTTCTAAATTCAGAACTTAAATCAGTAAATGTAAGTGTTAGACTTGGTAAGAAATCTACACCACTTACTACTTTAAAATATGAAATATTTGGTACAATATATCCAAGTATTTTAATGAGTGGAGAAGTATATCCATATTTTAAAGTATCCAGATCTTCTGTTTTTACAGGAGTACCTGTTGAGTAGTCTGTATCTGGAACTGTAAGTTTTTCAAGTTCAACTGTAGGGTCAGAAATTACCGAAACTATCTTCATAATGTTATATATGATAGTTGATATATTTACATTTCCAAAAGAGTACATATTCCAAAATTTAGGAAAATATGTCAGATGACCTATATTCAAAAGCAAAATCATTTGCTGGATTTAAATATTCAATGAATCCATCACTTAATAATGATAGTGCAAGACATGTGGATTGTTCACGCTTTGCCAGTGCTGTTGTTGGTGTCCCCCGAGATACCAGTGAGGGACTTTATGCTAAGGCAGTTAACAATGGTACAGCAAGAGATATTACTGGACTCTCTGGATCAGCCAGTGGTCTTAAAGAGGGAGATATGGTATTCTTCGATACTGGACCCAGAGGATTTGATAAAGGTAGAAAATATGGAATAGACCATGTTGCTGTAGTTGTTAAAAATCCAAATACTGGAAAACTTGAACTTCATGAAAGTGTAGGAGGTAAAGGAGTTATACAGAGAGACCTCGATACTGCACTTACCAAATATAACAATGGAAAGAGACCTACAAAAGTTTATGCTGGTACTTTTCAAGGAAAGACTCCAAAAGTAGGTGGACAAACAGTGTCTGATCCTACTGATAAAAATACTATTCATTCTACATATAGACAATCTTCTTCTGTTGGACTTGGTAAAGATCAACAATTTTCAAGAGCCACTGTCCGTAGAAGTTCTATACAGGGAAGACATGAAGTAGGTAGTGAGGGATATTCAGAAAAACATAAAGTAGACAACTTATCCAGAGATAGTGCTGGACATAACTTTAAAACTCAATATGGTGTAAAATCCAGATTTAATTCTTATGCTATTCTTGTCCACCCTGCAAGTGATGGAGAAAACCATGTAGAAGACTACCAACTTGGAGAAGATGGAATTTATAGTAAAGAAGCCAGACAAGTTACATTTGCTAAACTTCTTGAATATGGAGATAACAATCCACAAGAGCCTTACTCTGCATATGACTTCCTGTTCTGTAAGTATCATAAAATAGCACCTATCAATAGAATGGTTACTCTCCGTAGATATCCATTTGCTACATATGATGATCTTGTATTTCCTATTGGAGATATGGGTGTAGATTCTATACCTCCTGTTGCACAGGCTGTCACTTACTTTGGAGAGGGTACAGATAACTTACTTAAAGAAATTCTTCCTGTAACTGGACAAATTACTTGGGAAGAAATTACAGCAAAAGTACATGATCATGATCTTCCAAGTAATCCAGGAATAGAATCTGACTTCTTAGGTAATTTCATACCATCTCCAATTGCAAAAGGTGTAGCACTTCTTAATGGAAATTCAGGAGGAGATCTTGGAGGTAGAAGTAATGCTTCTTCGGATGCTCAAAAACAAGGATCTGGATTTGATTATACAAATCATCAACTGGGTCCAGTAAATGTCATTAATAAAGTAAATGTCAGAGGTACAGGAATTGGAGCCGAGTACTCTGCTACTCTTACATTTGAATATAAACTTAGAACATATGATGGTATAAATCCAAGAATAGCAATGCTTGACCTCATCTTTAACTTACTTGCACTTTCTTTCCAAAATGCTAAGTTCTGGGGAGGTGCAAATAGATTCTTTGGTGGACACAAACCACAATTTGGATTCATGGGTGGAGATAAAGCCAGACAGGCTATGTTCTCTGGAGATTACAAGGGATACTTTGATGCTACAATGAGCAGTATTAAAAATGCGTTTGGTATCGTAGCTGATACTTTTATGAATGTCATCAATGGACTCCTTTCTGGAGATTTTTCTGCTCTCAAAGGTGTTATTTCTGGGGTAGGTGGAGCAATGATAGAAGCCTCTACATATAACAGTAGACCAAAGCAGATTGCTATCCATTCCTTACTTTCTGGACTTCCTACTGGGGAATGGCACCTGACTATTGGAAATCCACTTCATCCTATTGCAAGAATTGGAAATCTTATAGTAGAAGAATTTTCTATTGAACTTGGAGATGAACTTGGTATGGATGACTTCCCTACTGAACTTAAATATACAGTTAAACTTAAAAGTGGTAGACCAAGAGATAAAGCAGAACTTGAAAGTATGTTCATAGATGGTGGTGGTAGAGCATATAATCCTCCACATGGATTTATGGATATCATTAACCATACTTCTGCTACTTCTTCAAATGCCAATCCTGTGGCAGGTAAAGATAACATAAACAGAGGTGGAAATTCTGCAAGGAGATCAACTACTGCTCCAAAGAGAGAAGCAGGTGGTACTTATAATTATGGTGTAGTAAGTTTAGGTAAAGTATATTAAAAACTATCATTTATAAAAATTACTAACATTTATAAAAATTTAAGATAATGACTGATTACGATTACGATATAGATGATTCTTCCTATGAAGAAAATGACAGTTCTTTTGAAGATTTTGGTATAAATCTTGGTATAGACTCTAATGGTGTACCCATTCTACCTACTGTAATTAAACATACAGAAAGTGAACAAAGTACTGAACCTACAATAGCGTACCAGGATGCTTTGCAAGTAAATCACTTAACTTCACAAGAAGAAATTAGAGAAGATGTACAATCTCCAAGTGTACAAGAGGTACAGTCTCCTATTATTGCTATTTTAAATAAAGCAAATAAAGAAATTACAAATGTAAACATTTCAACAGAAATAGAAATAGCCCCTGTTTCCTTACTTACTACACTTCGGGATACACTTGATCCTGAAGAATGTGAAAGTGCTTTCCTTTCTATTATAAAATCTAATATAGAAAGAAATATAGATAAGATAGCCACAGATATTCTTAGTACAATACTCAAGAAGACACGAGGAGGTACACAGAAGAAATTAAAACCACAAGTAAATATTGAAAGTCCAAAACTCATAGAAGATGGCTTTAATGATGCCTCTTCTGTCGAAGATTAATATAATTGTGATGTTTTTGTTGTGATTCATTTTTGGAGAGCAGATTACCCATGAGATCTGCTCTCCTTTTTATACAGATATATAAAGTCACTTTTTATAAAAAGAAGAATGGAACTTCCAATAATAGAACCCTCATTTTTTGAAAGAAATCTAAAAAGTATAAATACCCCAGATGGTACATTTGTAGATTTCGCATACAGAGATATGATAGTTGATAAAGATGACACAACTATTATGAGTTCTCCTATTCTTGTCACAGAAGAATTTAATGGAAGACCTGATCTTCTTGCACTTGCTATCTTTGGAGATCAATCCAAATTTGATATTATTTGTGAATATAATTCCCTTTCTGATCCATTTTCTATAACAGCAGGAGATATTCTTTATATTCCTACCTCAGAAACCCTTTCTATGAATAATAGAGTAATAGCACAAGGACTTTCTAAGGTAATAGAAAAAGATGATACTTTGGGAGGAAAACCAAGTCTTCCAAATAAGAGTATGCAGGAATTAAATTCTAAAATACAGAAGATTGATCCAAGTAGAAGTAAACTCAGAGGTAATGTTTCTGTGGCAGATCCTGTTCGTACGCCAAATATGACAACTGCTCCACCTACTATGATTGCTCAGAATGGAGAAATTGAACTTGGTACAAATCTGGGTAGTAAAGTTTGTAAAACAGCAATGACTGATGCTCAATCACTTGCTTACAGTATAAGAGAAGCAGTTCTTAGAAAGATAAAAGACAAAAAGTAAAGGTATTTTTCATTTTATAGATTATTTTAGTAAACAGTGAAGCCTGTCAAATTTTTAAATCTTTGACAGGCTTCTGTTTATGAATTTAATCAAAAATGAGACTTCCTCTATCTATTAGAGTTTAAAAAGTTTAACTCCCAAAGTTACTACAACTTCAAGTTTTGGATTAAGTGGATTTACACCTACTCCAAGAAGTGCATTATACTTAACAATACCAAGACCTATACCTCCTGTTTTTCTACCATCTGTGTCAGTTATTATACTGCTACCAATACTGCTCCACAGGTATAGTCCATTTGATGATGCTTTCTGGGAGGCTCTTACATTGTCTTCTGTACTCTTTACTTTATCTTTAAGAATACTTTCAAGCACTTCATGATCTTTATTCATTTTTTCAAGAGTACTTGCTTTATCTTCAAGAGCTGTAATAATTTTATTTTTACCTTTTACCACATCTTCAAGTTCAGTAATCTTACTTTTCAGAAGTTTTACTTCTCCTCTTAGGAGTCTTTCATTTGTGATAATCTTTGCAATTTCTATCTTCTTATTTCTATCAAGAATGATACTACCACTCGGGTATGAACCTTGCGTTTGCGATGATAGAGTCTGCTTTCCTACCATCAATATCATTAACAGTGCTAATTTTTTGATCATAATGCCTTTGGATTTTTGCGTTAATATCTTCAATTTGTTTTTCTTTGATAACAATCTCATATTTCATTACTGGAAGTTTTTGATTCAGTATTCTTAAACTGTCTCTACTTTCCACTATTCTACTTTCCACTACTTTATCAGCAGTAGTGGTAGTAGGAACTTGAACAAGTGCACCTGGATTACTGTGTCTTGTTGTAATCCAGTTCACTATGAGGATTACTGCTACTGTAATAAGTATTCTACCCACAGCAGTACCCCAACCCTTAAATCCTTCTGGTAGTTGTATCATACTTTTACTTTTTAACCTGTTAAAACTCAGAAATTAGACAATATGTGAAAAGATTTTGACCTTTTGTATAATCAAGGAATTTAACAAATTTTCCTACATCATTAGTAACTTGACATCCTGTACTCCAACCACCTACTATCCAATTCCAAACTCTGCTTGAATAATTGTGTGTATTTGTATGGAAGTTTATACCGATTCCATATTCCCAAGCAGGTTCTCCACTGTCTCCACTTTTCTTATTCTTATTACCATCTCTGATAATTTTAAATCCACCAGTTTGTTTAAGTGCTGGACTTTTACCTTTGTGTAGACCTCTTGACCATACTCCATAGTACCATTCATCACTTTTTACAACTGCTACTCCTTTCTTATTCCAAAGAGAGAAATTCATAAGACCATAACTACCTGGATTTGTAGTACCAGTAAGGGTATCTATAAGTGTTTCTCCTTTAAAGATATAAAACTTATCATCAAACACATCATAAGTGTCCTCCTGACTTCTAACACCAAGAATCCAATATCCAGTTGGAATTCCTTTAAAACTTGACAGACTCTTTACTTTGTTAAGTAATTGAGTTGCCGAATAATCTCCTACCTTAGTGTATTCGCTCATATTTTTAGATTTTTAAAAATTAATACATTTTTATTTACCTATCCAAAAAAGAATTAGACATCTCAGAGTATGAGATGTCTAAATTTTAACTAATATTTTTATATTTCTTTAAAGAGGTGTGCCATCTGGAAGATCTCTTCTCAGTACTCCCTCATCATATTTTCTACTATTATAAAGAGGTCTAGCATTGTCTTCTATTATTACAGTGCTTACCTGTGGTACTTTATCTGACATGAAATAACTTCTTTGATGTTTTGTAGGTATGCTCTTGTTTAGAACTCTTATATTTGTAAGCCAACCTACTCCTGCTGTAATATACATTGTTTCATCTCTAAGTATAATTTCATCTCTTAGTGGTATTTCTTTCTCAAATACAGGAAGTTTCTTATTTCTTTCCCAAATATAAAGACCCAGGAATCTATGTTGATTACTGAAATTAACTACCACAGTATACCAAGTTTTGGGTAGAAGACCGATGTCTATAGAATAAAGAACATTAAAGTTACTATCAAGAATTTCAAAAACTTTACCACTTATTGGATCATGTCTTCCTTTCACTTCCAAAATATCTTCTTCAAATCTTAAAGTAGCACTTATGGATATACCATCATCTTTAGAAAGATTTATTTCATTTTTATACATCACAAGAACTTCTCCAAGTGACATTTCTTTCATGTCATAGAAGTGATTAAACATTTTAGTCCCAGAATTCATTAGTGTTTTATCTTTTATAATTACCTTATCTGAAAGTATACTTCTCTGAGAATCAGTAGTCAGGGTAAATGCATGATCATCTGTTGTACCTCTTGAGTCCAGGAATTCATCTTCTATCTCCTTAGAGAAGATCTCCTCTGTACTCATAAGAACATTTTCAAGAGTCTCTGTTACACTTGGCTCATTTATAATAGATTTTTTACCCTCATAAGTAGAAAGTTTAAGTGTATAAGAAGTTGGCTCTCCTGCTACATCTCTTTCTGTAAAGAATGAAAGTACAGAGTACATTCTGTTTACGCTTTTTATATAAAGAAAATCTCCAACAGTAGGTGTTACACCTTTACCATAGACATCTGAGAATGTTTTTACACTTATTTCTATTTCAAAACTTTCCCAATCTAGTCCCCATTCTTTATACTCTGGCTTCTCTGTAGGGATTATATTGTCTTTAATATGAACACCAAGACAAACTCCCTCACTACCCTCATAAATTCCAAATTCATTAAGAATCACATCTCTTGAAGTATCAATTCCAGATATTTTAAAGTATGTTACAGGAGTACTGAGTGTACTCTGTATCCAAGAATTTAGTTTACTTTGAGTTTCTTTTGCAGCCTCAGTAACTTTTTCATTAAGATTTTCAGATTTTATAAAGCCTACTGGATTAATTTTCTTTTCTCCTTTATCTTCAATGACTACTTCATGAATAAAAATTTGTTCATCTACATAGTAAGGATTTTGCATTTCATACTCAAGGATTACCCAGACTTTTGTATTAGTAGGAATTTCCAGGAATTTACTTCCAGACATTTTTATTCTTGTGGAGTAATTTTTGTCATCTTTGCTCCAAGAATAATATTTTTTGTATCCAACTCTTGGTGTAATTCCTGTAATGCTCTCTTTTACAATTTCTACCTGCGAAATATCACAGGTAGAAAATTTTCCAGTTACTGTATGTAAATTTGTAACAAGATTTTTATTTTTTATTATTTCCATAAGATACTAAGTACTTCTGTAATATCAGTTTTATATATCCATGCCAAGATTAAAGATCCAAGTGTTCCAAATGTTTTAAGTGCACTTGACCATTTAAAGATTGGGCTGTATTTTACATAGTAGACATCATACGAAGAATTGAAGTAGACATCATATGACATTTCTATAAGACCATGCATTCCACTGCCATAAAGAACATAATTTAGATCTTCAAGTTCCCTCGAAAGGCTATCTTCTGGTACACTTCTTACTCCAATAGGTAAAAGAATACAAAGATAAAGAGTACCCCAGAAATTTACTTTTATATTCTTATCTTCTATTTCTGGTATTCTATATCTCTTTTGAATTACTTCATTCTCTACTATTGCCCTGAATGATTTCTTAATTTGAAAAAGATTGTATACTTCTACAAATGTAGGTATAATACCATAAAGTGTTTTGTAAATGATTCTCATTTTTATAAAATTTTTTAATTTTTAAAACATATTTAACTATAAAATAATATCATTTTTATAAAAAATTTGATTATTAAATAAAAAAATTAAAATCCTTTTATATGATAATAAGTACAAATACAAATCTGGACAAATGTTGTTCTGGATGCGATGAAAATAAAAAATCTACACAAATAGGTTTTCAAAATGGAACATGTCTTTTTGGAACACCTGCTATAAATATACCACTCTGCTCGAGTCTTTTATCTCTTCCAGAGGGTACAGACATATCAGGTGGAACATCTACCCTGTCTCTGGATCCCGGAGAATATAAAACACTTTCACTTTGTGATACAGGGAATATTCAAGTTATTCAAGTTCCTACTGGAATGTCTGTGTATTGGAGATATAAAACTCCAAAAATAGAATACCCTTGTTCTCCAAAAAATAAATCTTTTGATTACTTATTTAAGATTGTTTCTATTACAAACATTCTATCTGACTTTCCAAAAGTAACATTACAACTCACACTTACTCACAAAAATGAACAGGATGGTACTGTGGAGGAGGAAATTGGAATGTTTGATATTATAGGAAAGAAGATAGGTAAGGGACTTGTAAAAATAGAAAGTAACTTTAATCATTCTTATAAAAATAGAATCTTTAATTTTACCTTATCTGGTTTACAACTTCTTTTTGTCCCAGATTCTTTAAAAGATAAGATTTCAAAAATTAAAGATATTCCAGAGTACTTACTTCCAGAAGATGACACAAGAGAATATCTTGTAAGTTACTACTCGGACATAAAAACTTTACAAAGAGAAAAAGATACAGAAGTTTTACAGGAAATCATAAAAATTCTGGATGCAGAAGTTCCTGGACTTTCTGAACTTGACTCACTTGGAAAAACTCCAAAATTTGACCTTGTGAAAGTCCAGATTTCTGGGGATGTTAGAGCCACCACTGTTTCTATTTCTGAAAGTACTGTTGAATATCAGATATCTGATTATTTCTTTGAGGCATCTCCTATGGTACTTTTGCAATCGAAAGATCTCTTTTATGAAATAGAACTTTACAATCCAATGAATGTAAAACTTCCTGTTACTGTTTTCCATTTAAAGATAAAAGAGAAAAATAAAGAAGAAGAGAATAAAAATGTAATTGCAAAGAAGATATCTCATGTTTTTGGGACTACAATTGATTATATGGGAAACTAACATACATACAAATTTATAACATTCTTACAAAGATAAAAAATTTATTAATTTAATTCAAAATTTTGAAATTATGACAAAAGATGAAGTAATCAGCCAAGTTGCTACTGAAACTGGCTTTACAAAGAAAGATGTTGCTTCTGTTATAGCATCATTTGGAAATGTGCTTACTAAGGCACTTACAAACAAAGACAAAATTGCTCTTCCAGAACTTGGAACTTGGTCTACTAAGGAAAGATCTGCAAGAAAGATTAAAGCACCGAATGATCCTACAAGAATCATCGATGTTCCTGCTACAACTGTGGTAAAATACTTACCTGCAAAACCTATCAGAGATGCAGTAGCAGGAAAGAAATAGAAAAAGTTATTTTATTCTTATTTTTAGTTTTGTTCCCACCAAATCCCACTGGTGGGAACATTTGTATTTTATTTGTGATATTATTTTTAAAAATTTAAATCTTTTATAAAAAATGGATACATTAAATGAACTTTTCATTCCAGGTAAACTTACTGTACTTCTTGACCAATCAGCAGGTAGTTCTGGGAAAGGAAAACTTGAAGAATTTATTTCTGCAAACTCTTCAAATATCGATTTTGTTGTTAATACTTTCATGCACCAAGCATCACATATTGTAGATGGAGAGAAAGTAGATGGTACACCTTTCACTTATTGTTATAAAAACTTAAATTCTAATGCACATAGACATGAAGAATTTGAGAAAATGTACATTACTCAGGGTGCTGTTATAAATCTCGAATCTTTACTTAAAGAAATACAGGACTCTGGTATACCAAGAGAGAAGATAGGTATTTCTCCACTTGCAGGTATAACAACTACACTTGATAAAAATTATGAAAAAGGACTTGCAGGTTTTGATGGAGAAGAAATTGATACAAGTAAACATTCTGTAATTTCATCTGGGACAACAGCCTCCGGGGCTGGGGCTACACTTGGAAGAAAGATAATGAGAAGAGGAAATATTCTACTTGCAAGAGATGTTCCAGAACTTTCAGGTATGATATGTGATACAACAGAAGAAATTCTTGAGAGGCTATCTAAGGGTCAAAGTGGACTTCTTACAGTAGCACAGGGCTTTCAACTTTCACTTGGACTTCCAGAGTTTTATCCTTATACAACCAGTAGAAATGTAACTGTTGTATCTGCACTTAATGATTGTATGCTTCCTGTAACTGTACTTGGAAATGTAATTATAAATTGCCGTGCACACAATATAAGAATAAATTCAAAGAAATATGTTCTTTCAAAAAATGAAATCCAAGTATCTAAGGAAGAAGTAGAATACTACAAAGAACATAGACTTGTTGACCATATAAAAGAAAATGAAGATGATACATTCACTGTTTACCTACATAAAGGAGAACACCTGTACTTTGAAGAAGTAAAAAGTGAAAAATTCCCATACCAAGAGATAGAATCAAATTCTGGAGGTGGATACTCAGATCAAGAGGAAATCACTTGGGAACAGGTAGAAAGGGAAGCAGGTATTCAGATTCCTACTGATGCCATAATGACCAGCCTTACAAAACTTCCAAGAAGAGTCTTTACTTTCTCTAAACTTGGACTTTCTCAATGTATAAGATATAATCAAACTCCTCACAAAATCTATATTTCTCTTAATTTTGTAAATTGGATAGATGGTACTATGGAAGGTATAAATAATGAAAAACTTAAAGATCTCCCAGGTGTATCTCCAAAAGTTAAAGATTTTATAGCAGAGTATATCATTCCAGTAGTTGAACCTTTTGAGAATGTAGAACTTAAATTCCTGGGAACAGGTAGACACCTAAGGGACATGATAGTACTTTAAAAATATACAAATAAAAATATGTACATACTTGTAGATTTTAACTATATCTTTTACAGGATACTCTTTGCCAAGACTACTGGCTCTGCATATCCTGTAAATGATATGGACAAACAAGAACTTAAAAGAGATATTCTCTCATCTATCTTATCGACCATTATACAATATCCAGATCTTAAAGGTCTAATTTTCTGTGCAGATGGTGGAACAAGTTGGAGAACTACTATAGAGGGAAATGAAAATTATAAAGCAAATAGATCAGATAGACATTCAAAAGTTGATATGGAAAGTGCTATATATGTCTTCTCGGATATTTTGAATGTTCTTAAAAACTCTGGGATACCAGTTCTCAAAGCCTCTACTATAGAGGGAGATGATTGGTGCTGTTGTCTTTCTTTTCTACTTTATAAACAGGGAATATCTTCTCTTATCCTTTCTGGGGATAAAGATCTTTTCCAACTACTTAGAGCAGAAGATGACTTCTCAAAATATGTGGTAATGTATAATCAGTTCGATCAGATGCATTATATTCCAAAACCTATACCAGAGACAGCAGTCGACATCTTCTCACTTGATAAAATTGGAAATCTATCTGTTTTTTCTATGGCTCACACTGTTATAGATCCAGAAAAAATTTCTTTTGTAAAAATTCTATCTGGGGATAAATCCGATAATGTACCAAGTGCTTACACTTATACTACTAAAAGTGGAAAGAGTACATTTGGATTTACAGAGAAGAGAGTGGAAAGGCTTCTTGAAGAGAAGAGAAATTTTTTATCTCTTCCAAAGATTGTAGAAAACCATGTAGATAGAATATCACTTGCAAAGAGTATGGTAGAAACTGTAAGTACAAAAGATGACCCATCTGATATGCAGGTACTTTCGGAGATTAATCAAGGACTTGAAAGAAATATAAAAGCCTGTTACCTTAGTCCATCTGTTTATCCACTTCATATAAAGACTACAATCTTAAATACTATAAAACAGATACTTTCATCTTCTGTAAAAAATAAAAGTTATGCTTCTATACTTACAGCTCTCGTAGGAGAATATTCCACAGGAAATGTCTACTTTAAAGATGTTTAATATTTTTAAAAAGTTTTAAGTTTATGGATCTCTTTGAATATAGAAATGTAATATTTGATAAGGCAAAATTCTCGAAAGTAGAAGACTCTATAAAGAAGAAACATTATTTTATGCTTCTTAGATTTTTCTCTATAAGGTATCCAGTGGAAGCCTCACAACTTTCACTTGTTCCCTATTCTATAGGTACAAAAGTTATTCATTCTGTTCTTTCAAGAAGTTACACAGGTAGACTTCCATCTTGGGTTTATACAAAAGGTAACTGTTCTAAGGAAGACAAGAAAGACCCACTTTCTTCTATTTCAAAAGAGGCTAAGGACTTGTATGCCCAGAAGATAGAAGCAGATACAAAGGATACCATTCTTCTTTACTCAAGCCCTACTGAGGAGGATATCCGTAAACTCAAAAATATTCAAAGTTATCTTGATAAATAAAAGATAAGTGATTTCTTTATCATTTTTATCTGATTTTAACTTTTTTTCTTAAACACTTATTTAGAAATTATGGGCAGGGTCTTTGTCACCCTGTTCAGCCCGAGTTACCGAAAGCCTTGTCCTTTCGGTAACATTTTTTAAAAGGATATATAGAGCAAATTTTCTTGTAATGACAGAAAAACTGCTTCTTGATATAAATGACTCTATTGGAAGAATAGAACTTATTATGCTTCAACAGAAGAGCAAATCAAATTCTCCTACACAAACTGTAGATTCTTCCACAATAGGTGCAAATTCTAAGGCTAAAAATTCTAAAAAGAATGGAATAGAATCTCTTGATCCTGCTACTTATGACAGTGTAGCAGGTATGCTTACTGCAATGAGTAAGGTTAAAGATACTAATGCTTCTGCTATTAATAACATAACCGATACACTTTCCAAACTTACAGATGTAATTAAAGATATAGATATTACAAAGATAGATTCTGTGTCTTCCACTATGTCCAGTATCTCATCTGCACTTCTTGGATTTGGATTTAAACTTACACTTGCTACTCCTTTACTTATAACAAGTAGACTTGCCTTGCCTATTGCAGAAAATATAATTAAGAGTCTTTCATCTCTTCCTAATATAAGTAAAGATCTCTCAGGCACAGAAAAACTACTTACAGATGTGAGTTCTATAACTTCATCTCTTTTCAAAGTGGGTGCTACTCTTACACTTCTTGCTCCACTTATGATAACTTCTGTACCTGGACTTCTTATGGCAACTACTGTGGTTCTTCCACTTCTTTCACTTATGGCAATTACCTCAGTCGAGAATCATTCAAAGTTCCAGGGAATGCAACAGTCTATGAAAGATCTTTCTATTGGACTTCTTTATCTTACAGGAACATTTATGCTACTCTCTGTGGCTTCAGAATATGTTCCTGTTACACCTACTGCTATCATTACAGGATTTGGACTTCTCTTGCTATCAGCAGGTGCAATGTCACTTATTGGAATGCTTCCAGAGAACAGTATAGAAAGAGGTGCTTCTGTAGTTAAACAAATTAGTATTTCTATGCTTATTTTTGGTGGCAGTATGGCTATTCTTTCACTTGTTGGAGAAATGATAGTAGAGAGTGCCTCAGGTATAGCAGTCGGACTTTCTATGATGGTACTTTCTGGACTTGCTTTTGCAGGTGTAGGACTACTTGCACCACAAATTAAGCAGGGATCACTTGCTGTTGCTGTAATGGGGCTCTCCTTACTTGTCTTCTCTGCTTCATTTGTTCTAAGTTCTGCAATTATACAGGCGATGCCAGAGGGTACAGCATCTGGACTTCTTGGAGTGGGTCTTGCACTTATTACTTTTGGAGCAATTTTCGCCCTGGCAGGTCTTGTCTCTTCGCAGATTTTACAGGGATCACTTTCTGTAGGACTTATGTCACTTTCACTCCTTGTCTTTGGATTTACTCTTGGATACCTTAGTGAGAAATGGGTAGATGTACCTACAGATTTCCTTTGGCAATTTCCACTCTTCCTATTTGGAGTTGGATCCGTATTCGCCCTGGCTGGATATGCTTCTCCACTTATTATGTCTGGTGCACTTGCTTTTGGACTTATTGGTGCTAGTCTTTGGGTAATTGGAAAAGGAATAGAAAGCATTGTCTCTGTGGCAGATACAGATCCAATGGCTATGGATAATATCGGATATCTTCTTAAAAGTATGGTAAATGGAGTATCTGGGGCATTCTCTGATCTTGGAATTAAAGATGCTGTACTTCTCCCTGGAAAACTTACTGCTCTTGTAGGGATGGCAGGATCTATGTGGTTACTTGCAAAAGGTATAAGAGCATGGAAAGACATGAATCTTTCTCCAACAGTTATACAAACACTCCAATCTAATATGACTGCTGTTCTTTCTACTATACCATCTGTATTTGCTCAAATAGGTAAACTTGATGCAGGAGGTAGTATAAAACAGACATCTGTACTTTCTATACTTGGTATAACAGATGGATTCTCCAAAGGAGATGTTGAAAGAGGTATAGATGCTACCATGAAACTTGGAAAGAATCTGACTGAACTTTCTAAAGGAATTACAGCATGGAAAACTATGAAAATAGCACCTGCTGAACTTATGACTATAAGAAATAATCTTGTAGCAGTTCTTTCAACTATTCCATCAGCATTTGCAGATATAGGTAAACTTGAAGCAGGTGGAAGAATAAAGCAAACTACTGTACTTTCTATTCTTGGACTTACTGAAGGATTCTCAAAAGGAGATGTTGAAAGAGGTATAGACAGTGTTTCTAAACTTGGAGATACACTTTCATCTCTTTCCAAAGGTGTAGAAGATTGGAAAACAATGAAAGTATCTGAGCAGGATATTCGTGCTATTAATACCAACATACAGGCAGTACTTCTTACTATACCATCTGCATTTGCAGAAATAGGTAAACTTGAATCTGGATCCCAGTTCTACTCTCCAAGTGTTCTTTCTGTACTTGGATTTACTGATGGATTCTCCAAAGGACATATAGAGCAAGGTATAGGACTTGTTTCTGATCTATCTGGAACACTTACTAAACTTAAAGATTCTATAATGGTTTGGAATGATCCAAAACTTTCGCCTACAAATCTTAAACCTGCACTTGAGTCTATAACTACCTTACTTGGAATCTTACCTACTGCATTTGCTACAATAGGTAGAGCAAATGAAGATTCAAAGAGTACAATTGGTATGTTTGGACTTGAAACTACTATCGGAGATGGAGACATAGATAGAGGTGTAGAACTTGTTACAGAACTCCTGCATCCACTTACAAAAGTAGCAAATATAATCAAAGTGCTTTCTTCAATATCATCAAATCCTAAGGATACTATATTTGGTGTAGGATATGGAACATATGCATTTATGCATTTTACAAATAAAGGACTTAGACTTATAAGCAAAGATACAGTAACAAAACTGGGTTCTATTGTTTCTCCACTTGAAAGACTGGCTAAAATCTTTGATAAACTTAACAGGGGACTTAAAACACACAGAGATTATCTTAAAGGAATAGATCCTGCTACTCTTAAAACTTGGGAAAGTTGGATCACTGTCCTTGACAAAGTTTCAAAAGTGGATACAGCAAAACTGGTAGAAACTGTAACTGCTTCTGTAAATTACAGTCGTGCACTTGCTCAAACTCCTCCAGATTCTATAGGTACAGTTATTACTCCACCTGCTCCAAAACAGGAGTCAGAGGGTAATATAGTAAGTAGAACAATAGATGGTATAACAAACACATTTAAGAATTTATTTGGAGGTGGAGATAAACCTACTCCAAAGACAACACCTGCTACTTCTTCTACTTCTACAAGTAGAACAATTACCTCAGGAGGTATGGACACAGCCACTGCACAGGCTCTACTTTCTGCTATTGAAAAACTTAATTCTATACTTGAAAAGAAAAATTCATTATAATGGGACTAAATTCTATAAAACCATCTAAAAATTCAAAATATAAACAAGGATATTTTACACCTACGCATCCATCAAAGATTGTAGGTAATCCATATGGAATTATTTACAGAAGTAGTTGGGAACTTATGCTCTGTAAAGATTTGGACACAAATCCACAGGTAATTCGTTGGGGATGTGAATGTATAAAGGTTAGATATATTTCTCCACTAGATGGAAAACCTCACACATACTTCATAGATTTCTACTTTGAAAAGAAACTCCCAGATGGTACTATTAAAAAATATGTAGTTGAAGTAAAACCCAAAACTTATATTACACCTCCTGTAAGAGGTACAAATCAAAAAGCATATCTTGAAAAACTTAGGAGGTATTCTGTTATCAAGGCTAAAATGCAGTACGCTACTAAGTATTGTCAGGAACGGGGAATGCAATATGTTTTTGCTACAGAAGACTACTTTAAGAAATAAGGATATAAAAATAAAAATTTTATGAAGATACTTGGCATAGATTTCTCATATTCATCAGCAGGGCTTACTCTCTATGATAACTTAGAATACAAACATTTTGCACTTGTAAATAAAGCAGTCTTTTCAAGAAGTAAGACAAAAACGCTCAATGATATTTTTAAAGATTCTAAACTTCTTTCTACTTTGAAAGATTATAATGTAGTTTTAAAACTTGTAGACAGAGAACCTATTTCTATTCCTCCAAAAATTATAAAAGATAAAGAGACTAAGAAGAAAATACAAAATCCTGCACACAAGTGGGACAGTATAAGTGAGTGGCATAGAAAACACCACTCGCAAAGTAGACAGTGGAGTCAGACTCTTATGGAAATCATAGACTCTATGGAACTTCTTCCAGGAGATAAAATTATACTTGAAAATTATGATTTTGGAAAGAGAGGTAGTACAGATAATATTGTACAGATGGTAGAACATACATATGCTCTTAAACAGAGAATCTTTGAGAAATATCCAGAAGTTGATTTCTATTTGGCTTCCAGTACAGAAATTAAAAAGATAGCAGGTAGCGGGAACTATACAAAATATGACATGTACACTTCATTTATAAAAGAAGATGTAAAATCTTCACTTCTTGAATTCCTAAAAAATGAAGATGAGAAACTCTATATTAAAAATGAAGATATTATTCTTAGTCCTGTAAATGACATAGTGGATTCCTACTTTGCTGTTAAGTATTTACAGGATAAAATGAAATAAAACAAATATTGTTTTAAACATTTTATTATTTTTTTTATTTGGTTATAGAAAACCCACCTTATATTAGGTGGGTTTTCATTTATATTTCTCAAAAGAGTGCAATACCTTTATCTTTTCTTATTTTTTCAAGGAGTTGTCCAAGTTTATTATCTCCTTTGCCATTACATATACCCCAAAAATAATCATACCAATGATTAACTTCCATAAGTTTAAGTTTTCCAGTAGCCAGTAAAAGATCTTTAAGTGTAGGAATATTAAATTTCTGTCTAAGTAGATTTTCCATAATTAAAACCTTTTTACTTCCAAAGTTTTGAATTTCTCCAGGGAGAGTTCTTCCTAGAGTTTTGGCTTCTCCTGGATTTACTTTAAGTAGTCTCATTTTTATCTCTTTATCTTCAAATTTCTGACTTTGATAAAGATTTTCAAGATATGAAACACCAAAGCCTGTAATGGGATCTCTAAGTACCTTATCTTCATAGACATCAACTGGGGACATATTTGAAAGGAAAGCAAATTCATCTCTAAAATAGTCAGTTTCCATTATAGTAGGAACTTCTGCCATAGATGTGTAACACCTATTATATTCTGAAAGAATTTCTTTGTGTGTACCATGTGTCATTTTTCCTTTGTTCCAAAGAACATAACCACCAAGTGAAGTGTTATTGTCTCTCCACCATTTAAGTTTAGTCATTTTAGTGTCTTTACTTTGTGCAAGTCTAAGAATTGTCACATCTTCTGGAGTAAGAAGCATGTACTTTATCTTACCTATGGGAGTTTTTAGAATATTTTCTACTGTAAAATCTTTCATAAAAATATTATTATTTTAAGGATATGACAGTTTTAAGGATATGACAAAGTGACAGAAATATGACAATCTAATCATTATAAAAATATGACAATTCTGTCACTTTGTCATACCTGAGTACCTTAGATATCCACTTTGATGGACTGGCATGATTTTTGCATTTTATTTTATATAACCAATTAAAATTTATAAAAATGATATCAATTAAAGAAACAGCACAGCAAATTAGAAAAGAACTTAAAGAACTTGGATATGGAGCGAACAAGTTATCAGTAAGAAGTGGATATGCAGGATTTTCTGCTTTTGTAAATGTAACTATTAAGTTCCCAGTTAAATGTTCACTTAAAGAACTTAGAGAAAGAGAAGATATAAAGAAAATCAAAAGTATCATCAAGAAATATGAAAGTATTGACAGATGTGAAGTAACAGGAGAAACTCTTATGGGAGGAAATACTTACACTACATTGTCATATGATGGATATACAGTATAAAATATTAAAAACAGATTATAACAGGTTGGGAGTGGTCAGAGATGATCACTCCCAACATTTATATGGGGTATGTCATATAAGGAGACATCAATCATATGACAAAGTGACAGAAGTATGACAATTTTGTCAGTTCTTAATATGTCAGAAGTATGACAATTCTGCCACTTTGTCATACTAAAATGTCTCTGATACCCATCACAACGCCCTGGCACGGCATTTGTATTAAATTTTATATAAGAGATAGAAACAAATATTTTAAAAGTAAGATAAAATTTAAACTATGAAAACAGAAGAAGTTAAAATTGGAGAAAAGGTGGTAAGAGCAAGAGGTAATAATATAGGACTTGTAGGAGAAATCATCGACTTTGTAGAGCCAAGAGTACAAGTTAAGTGGGAAGATTCTTCAAAAACTTGGGTAAACATTTCACAACTTGAACTTGAAAAAGTGCCACACGAAATAGACATGACTAATGTAGGCAATTTTGACAAGTATGGTAAATTAATAAAACCAAAATACAGAAGACTTTAATATTAAAATAATCAATCAACTTTAAAAAATCAATTAAAATGAACACACAACACACAGAAAACCTAAGACAAGCAGTAGAAATCATTGAGAATGAATTCTCTTTCATCAAAGATTTAAAAATCTATTATTATAAAAATATTATTGGTGGTGGTTTCTGGTACAGAAAGATGGATAATGGATTTGGAGAAATTATAGACAATCCAATTGTTCCAATTAGTTTCAAATACTCTGATACTACACATGTAGGAGGTTCTTCTACAATGCATTATGGGGTAGAAGATATTGTAAATTATCTTAGAGAAATTATCAAAAATGGACTTCTTTTTATGAAATATGCAGATGAAGAAATAGCAAGAGAAGATGAAGAAGAGGTTGAATATAGATATGATTATGATGTTATCTTAAATCAATCAATAAAAAATTTAAAATAAAAATATTCACAAATAAGTTTAACAAATAAAAATTTAGAAAACATGGTTAAGTACAAAAAAGGAATGGACATTCAAGAACTTGCAAAAGAATTTTACGCAACAAGAACAGAAACTGCATTTGCAAGACTTTACAAACAAATTTACAATCTTGGTTACAGAGTATCATACAATATTCTTAAAAATCATGATGATGCAGTAGACAATCTCAATGTCTGCTTTGTCAAACTCTATGAGGATAAAAAATATGTCTTTGATGAATCCAAGAAATATGTCAGTTATTTCATGGTGGTTGTAAAGAATGAAGCCCTAAGAACATACAACAAAAACAGAATTAGAAACTTGGGAGATGATGAATATACAGCATCATCTGGAAATAAAAGATTTATCACAGAATCTTCTATGTTTACAGAAAGCAATGGAGATGACAATGATGGAGTTTTCCAAATGCTATTGAATGAAAAATATGGAGTAGAAGAAATGGATATCTTTACAGGAGAGATTCCTTTCTATGAAAGTGAAAAAGCAACTGCTTCTAAAGTTGATGATATGATAGATTCTATGTTCCATGAGGGAGAGTATGATGCTGAAATAATGAGAAAACTTCTTTTTGAAGATGCCTCAGTATCAAAAGTAGCAGAATCTTATGGATTCCCAAGCAGAATTACAATCTCTTCAAGAAAGAGAAGAGGACTTGATAGACTTAGAAAAGTTCTTGAAGCAGAGAAGAGATTTGACCAAGTTCTTGATGGCTACTCTGATATAAATGGAACAATCAGAAAAAGCCATAAAGGTCAAGTTGAAATGGAGGGTCAAGTAGTAGACTCTAAACTTGATGGTATGATTAGATACTACAAAAATGGAGAACTTTATGTAGAATGTGAATACTCACTTGGAAAGAAACATGGAATTTATAAAAAATACATCGATAATAAAATGGTACTTAGAGGATTCTATGAAGATGGAGAGCAAACAGGAATTTGGAAAGTACAAGGAGTAGAAGTTAATATGGACAAGAAAGTATCAAATATGGGTATTCTTGACCTAATGTACAACCTGCTTAAAGCATAAAGAAACAGATAAAAATACTTCATAAAAAGCGAGGAGGCTACCTTTTGATGGGTAGCCTCCTCTATTAGTGAGAAAAAAGATTTTTATTTTTATTGGAAGATTGGATTACTTTTTATTCCATCTTCAATACCTCTTTCGATATCTTTTGCAAAGTCATGAATGGCATCTCCAAGAGAATCTTTATACTCTTCAAGTTTCTTATCAAAGAGGGTTTGATATTTTTCTCTAATAGAAGCTTCCTCCTTTTTCTGTCTTTCTTTAAGGTCTTCTATAGAAGTAGCCTTTTCAAGAGAAAGTCTCTGAAGTTCCTCATCTCTTTCTGCTCTAAGTTTATTTGCCTCAGCCTCAGATTTTGCAGCCTGGATGTTTTTAGAATATTCTCTTTGTATCTTCTCTTTTTCAGTAGAGTATTTAAGAATAACATCTTCTATTGCTTTATCTCTGTCAGCAATAGATTTTTTAAGTTCAGTAGCCTTAGCCTCTTTCTTATCCGCAAAGAAGTTATCGAGTTGTGCTTTCAGTTTCTCTCTTTCTTCCTTAGATATTTTAGGCTTCTTCTCCTCTTCTGCTTCAAAGAAAGTATCTCTTCTGCTTTTAGAAAGGTTATCCGTTTCATCCATTACTGTTGAATAACCTTTATATCTAAATCTTCCACTAACTTCATGATCTTTAACCGATCTTTTATAAGCATTTGCTAGTTCAACTTCAACAACTCTGTAAAAGTTTCTATCTTTATACCAATCATCATATGGATATCTCCATTTTTCATTGTGATAATCGCCTTTTTCATATGCTGATAAAAAGTCTTCAATACATTTTTCGATCATTTCATTATGTTTAACAAAGAATGAACGATATACCCACTTCTCTTTTTGGAAATCTTTGGCAAGTTTTCTGGCAGTATCACTGATATCTTTAAATTTGCTATACCTACTATATGTTACATCATATCCATTTAAAATTTCTACCACCATACCATTGAATTCCATTGAATATGCTTCATATTCGCCTTTTACAAATTCAATAACTTGACTAAGTCCAATTTCATTTGGTTTGAGTCTTCTGTATTTTCTTTTTATAAAAAGATCAAATTGATCTCCCATACCACTTCTAAGGTATTTTTTAAGGATAAGTTTGTTTCCAAATTCTACTTTTCGCCACCAATTTGTAATATCATCATGAACTTGGGTTGGACTTATTCCAAATTCAAAACTTAATTCATTAAAGATTTCTCTTATTTTTGGTACAAGAGTTTTGTTAAGTAAGTCAAGAATAAATCTTTCCATTCTTTCAACTACTCCATCTACCCACAAATGATGATTTCTACTATCTTGATATTTTTTGATACTTTCAAGTGTAGAATCTTCTGTATACATTTGTTTAAGATCTGTACTTAAAGATGTTCTTATTTTTTTAAATTCATTCTTAACTTTATTTATACTGTCATTTACAAGGCTATCAATTTCATATTTTGATCTGAATGCAATATCTTTCATAAGATCTCCTTTACCACCTAAAATCTTATTATATTCTTCAACAGCATTGTCTATTTCTTTATGGATTTCTTCTTTACGCTCATATATTACATCAATATATTTTCTTTCCATAAGCCCAGCACTGATATCTACAAGCCCAGGGATATCTCTTTGAAGTATACCAGAATTACCATCTTCAATACGATTTTTTATTTTAAATCCTATTTGATCAAATTCAAATTCCATTTTATCAAGAAAATGATAACCAGGATAATATTTTTCTTCTTTACCCTCAATAGAGAAATCTTTAATAAGCCTTTTAATAAGCTTTTCTGCTCTTTCAGAAGAAGATGACTCATTCATAGATTTTGTACCATGATTTATAATACTTAGAATATCATTTCTATCAAGTCTGCTTTCAAATACAGGCTCTGTAACAATGATATCATTATTATTTTCGTTTATAAAACTGTTTAATTTGCTTATCAAATTTTCTATTTCTTTTTTGATATCTTCATGGATAACCTCTGGGAATACCATATCAGAAAGTTCTTTTCCGTATGCTTCGTGGCATTCTTCTATAATATTTGCATTATGATCTTTGATATCCGAAAGTTTATCTTTTATCTCCTGATCAAAGTAGTATTCTGTTCCATGTGGGAATATATCTGAATACTCTTTAAGGATATCATTTACTTTACTTTCAAAATTTCTCTGCTGAGAGTCTATTTTTGTATCTGTGATTTTTATAAAATCTTTACAGAAAGAATCGACAGCAGATAATATATCTTTTTTATATGATTCTAAGAATTTCTTGTATGTTCCTCCATTTTCTGCTTTCTCTGTATATTTTATGAAATTATCTCTTAAAACATTTATATCTGCTGTGTTTTTAGCATCATTTTTAAGATTGTAGAAGATAGGTAGGATACTATGTTCTGCAACTTCTCTGTATGACTCTCCATATCTTTCTATTTTACCAAGAAGTCTTTGCTTAGATTCTCTTACCAAGTCATGATTTTTTACATCTGTAAGAAGTTTATCCTTACTTATATCCACTCCATTTACAGAAAGTGCTATGTTCCTTAGGATATCAGAAGTTACTCCAAGAGAGAAGATATCATCTTTAAACAAGAGATTTCTAAGATGTTTTTCAAGTTTCTCTTTTCCTGAAACAAATTGCATATCTCCACCCCAGATGTGATTGTTTATAATCTCTTCAAAACTCTTTCTATATTTCTTCTCATATTCTTTGCTGAATGATTTACTTCTTTCTATATTTTTAACCATAGTCAAAATAGAATCAATAAATCTTTTTACACCTTGCTCATCAACTTCTCTATCTGTAAGACTTCGAACATCTCTCATTCCTGCTTTAAATCTGTTAGAAGCATTGATACAATTGCTCTTGAAAGCATTAAGGCATCCTGCTACTACCACATTAAGTTCATCACAGAAGTCTATAAACATAGAAGATATTACTTTCTCTTCTTTATCGAAAGCAACATAATCATCACTTGACATTATATCATGGAATCTGTTATTCAACTTCTCCAAGAGTTTTTTAAATTCATCTTCGAAGTTGTCTTTCATATCATCTTCGTAGTCTTTCAGAAGTTCATTTACTTCTCCCTTAAAAGTATCAAATACCCCATTAATTTTTTCAAGAGATTCTCTGTCTTCATTTAAATGATTTTCATTTAGATAAACAACATCAAGACCAAATTCATTTATGAAATTTTCAGCGGTTTTCTTTACCTTTTTCCATCCAAGATCAAAAAATCCTTCGATTCTTTCTCTTCTGCCCTCATAAAAACTAATAAGTTCTCCTATGTGTGTATCAATATCTCTCCCAGTAAATGGCTTACTTATCAGATTTTTGTATGACTCCATAGACACCTTTTTCATCTCCATGTTGGTCTTGTATATCAGATTTCTTTCTATTTCTTGTACATCAGAAAATCCTCTTGATATAAATCTTTTAGCAAAATCTTTCGCTTTATTTTTATCTGCATTTCCAGTGTAAATATCATATAGATTTTCTATAAAATTTTCACAGTCTACTTGTATATCATCTCTAAATCTTTTATATAAACTTTCTGTTTTGTGTTCATAATCCTTTATAATATCCATTATCTCCTTTGAGATATCCTGAGCCTGAGTTTCTCCATTTAAAGCCTTTTGTAAATGTTCTTTTTGAAAGTCAATCTGCTTCTTTTTCATCAAATCGAAATCATCAAGAACATCATCTCTAAGTCTACCAAAGTTAAATTTGACATTATATTCAAATTCTCCACTTACTTCATATAAGTTGGTATTTTCATCAGATTCACTTATACTAAGAATTGTTATATCAGACAATAAAGCATGTAGCATTTGAAGTGCCTGTGATTCTGTTTTTACTCTATCAATCTTTGTAAGAATCCTATTTTTTAAATCTTTCGCATTTATATCGCTGTTTAAATCTTCTATACGATCGATATAATTTTCGGCTTCTTTCTTAAAGCCGACATAATCTTCTTTCTTAATTAGGATCTCTGATTTTCTTATAAAATCATGTTGTAGACCTACTATTCGTTCTCTATTTGTCATATTGGGTTTATTTTAAATTATAAAATTTTTCGATTGTTTCTTTAACTACCAAAGGAGTAGGCATGGACTTAAATCCATTTTCCACAACTACCTTTATATTCTTATTTCCTATTTTTGTAAAAAGTATTACATCTTCTTTTTCATATTTGATGTCTTCAAGTACTATATTCTTTCTGTCAGTAATGCTATGAAGACCATCTACTGTAACATACTTAGTAAAACTGTCTATCTTTCTTTCAAATAGGTACTTTGGATTTACTCTATAACCTTTTTCAGTAGGAAGTATTACTTTTGACATTAAAAGCCCAGATATAGTACAAGGTAGTTCTGTGTATTTCTTTGCTACAGATAAAATACTGTCATCTGAAAGATCTTTACTTGGTAAAAGTTCAGAAGCCATCTTCATCATAGAAAGATATTTTGAATTTATCGCAACTGGAATAAATCTTGTATTTCCAATTCCTCCAAGTTCATTACCTACTTCTGTGTTCCAATACCAGACATATACTTTATCTATACTCCTAAGTCCTACGCCATAGATCATTCCTGTATTTTCTTTATAAATTAGACAAGTACCATTTTTATACCATCTTACAGATAAACCTGATGACATTTGATATAATTTTTCAGGCGTAGTACTTAAAGTGCTTACCTGTGCACCAAGTTCTGTGATATCTTTTATTATGCTTTCTATATCAGTCCTTTGATATATGCTACGGTGCAAATTTATAAATTTATTTTGTAAATCCATATTAAAGTTCTTTTTTAAAGTAACTACCATGCAAGTTGTAATATACTGCATTTTCTACAATAGAAATAAATCCACCTTTAAGTTTTGGATAAACTCCTTCACTTATTAGATTTTCAAGTTTGATATCTGTATATCCTTTTACTCCATATGTTCCAAGAATAACTTCTGCAGTAGAACTAAGTGGATTTTTGATAACATAGTCATAAAGATCTTTTGCTTTACTTTGAGAGTACTCAAGACCTGCCATCTTTGAAAGAATATCAAGATCTGTTTTATCCAGTTCTGTACTAATAATATGGTTAAGAACTTCTGGATTTATCTTTGCAGATTTCATATAGTTTTTAAAGAGTTCTCTTCTCTTAGAGATATTAGTTCTGATAGAAGCAGGAATATCTCCTATATTTTCAAGTAGACTCTCCTGCACTGATGTTCTTTCAAATGGAGAAAGATAAATGAGATCTTCTGGTGTATCCAAGAGATTTACTCCTGTATCTTGTTGTGTTCCAAGTAAGATTCTTAGAAGATCATCTTTTGTAACATTTTCCTTAGGTATAACATCTATATCAAGAAAATCCTGCACAAGAGATACAAATTCCTCAGTTGAAATCTCTGGTATATTTGTTACTGGAATCTTTGCATTCCTTTGAAGTATTAAATTATGCTTCTGTAAAATACCCATATCACGAGGCAGGAGATTATAAAGTTCTGAGTACTCAGAGCCTGGATATAGAAGAAGCGTTTCTAAGTGGTTATCCATAATATTTGAAATTTTGGAATATGTACTTTAGAAACGCTTTCTCTTTGGGTATTTATAAAAAATGTCAGTTTATTTTTAATAGAAACTTTCAAGTGGATTTTCTGCCTGCTCATCATCTACTTCCTCACTCTTGTTATCTACAAGTTCTACAGCACTTCCAAGAGTTGGATCATTCTCATCTTGAAGTTTAGGATTGCTACTCATCGGTATAAGTTCAGAGTTATTTTTAAGGTGTAAATTAAGTTCATGAAGAAGTTGCATTCTATCTCTGGTAGCCAGTCCCCCTGTTGCTGTCTTCACTTCTTCATATTCTATGGTTTCTGTATCATCATCAAGTGAATCTTTAATTTCCAAGATATAACTTCTTATCTCTTTTGTAATCTCATTTTGATATTTTGTAATATCCATACTGAGTCTGATAAGTTGAGCAAGTGCTTCATACTGCTTACTTGAAAAATTGCCACCACTTACTTCCATATCTTCAGAGATGTTGTATATGGCTCTATTCACTGTATCAAGTTGCATAAAGATATTAGAAAGTCTATCACTGTCAAGTTCAAGTTTATCTTTTAAGTAATGATCTTCAAGAGGTATCTTCTTTCCACTTAAAAGAAATGTACTGGCTTTATGTAAAAAGACTTTGGCTTTTGTGGTGAAAGCAACTTTCTTAGCCTCAAAAGTGCTTCTATGTTGAAGTTTGATAGCCAGAACATCTACTTCTTCTGGATTTTCAAGCAGATCCTGTCTTGTGATTTCTTCAACTTGCATAAGTTTTTCAAGTTTAGCAGTTGAATCCTCAAGCATTTGATTGTTTAGATCATCTATTCTTTTAAGTTCTGCTTTTTGAAGTTTAGAATAATACTTCTCAGCATCAGCAAGTCCTGTAAAACTTTTGCTATCTGTAACTGTTCCCTCTTCTGTTGTAACTTGGACATGATAGAGGGTAGTTGCCATTTTCTTATATCTCTGTATATCTTCTTTACTTGAAAATCCTCCAAGAAGATATTTAGTATCTCCAATAGTAACCGAGATAGACCATGCTGTGGAACTGTCATTCATGGCAGTTTCTACAGGCTTTCCCCACTCGGGAGCAATAATCGGTATACTTTTTACAGGAGCAGGTATCCTAATCATACATCTTTCATTTTTTAAAATCTTCCTGCATTAGGCTCTGCACTTACTATGATATTTACAATAAGTTTGTCAGCAGGATTATATTCTTCTCTTTTAGTACTGAATTTCTTTTTAGTAGAATAGACATCTCTAATTCTATCAATTCTCATAAGTCTCCATCCACCTCTTCTATCACTTTTCGATACACTTCTTCTTCTCATAGAGAACTTCTTACCTCCTTTGTAATATCTTGTATCTGCTATTACAAAAACTCTAAGGTATTCATCATCTTTGTGTCTTTCGCTTCCCAAGTAACCTCTGCCATATGCATATGGCTCTACAAGTCTAAATCCAGCAAGAACTTTCCCAGAATTTGTTGCATCTTCGTAATAGATTCCCAGTATTTCTCTATTTCTTATTGCTTTAATAATTGTATTTTTATTTGCCTGGAAATTTTCATTTTCATTTTCTGATAAATCTTCTAAATATGTTGTATCCTGAAGATTTAATGCTAAATTTTTAATTCTTTCATATACTTCCATATTTAAAATTTTTATGTAAATGCTATATATATCAAAAACAAAGAAATAATGGACATTGAAATATCGAACATAGAAGTACTGGGAAACATGGTACTTATAGAAAGATCAGAAAATGATACTCACATAGGAGAACTTTCACTTAGTGCTTCATCTTCTGCTCCAAGAAGTTCAGGTACAGTTTTACAACTTGGAAAATCCTGTCCCCATTTTATAGAAGTTGGAGATCTCGTAATTCTTGATTCTACAAAAATTACAGTTATTACAGTAGATGATAAGGAGTACATTTGTGTAGATTTCACATCTTTGATTGGAAAAATGAAAGCAGGAGAGATTTTTCCACTTGGAAAGAGAATACTTGTAAAAAGACAAGAATCTGATACTCACATGGGAGAACTTATGCTTTCAGATTCTTCACTTACTAAAAAATCAACAGGTACTATACTTTCTATTGGAGAGGGAATAAAAGAACTTGAGCCTGGAGATTTTGTCATTTTTGACAAATATGGAGAAACTTCTGTATTCTTTGAAGATGAAGAATATGTTGTAATCTCTCCAGAGACTGTAATCGCTAAAATAAACCTTTAATATACTAATTTTTTTAAATATATGAGAACATCAGTATCGATACACCTTGATGATGACTTCCAAGAAAGATTTCTTTCTGGAATCAAGAAAACCTGCACAGCAATTGCAAAGACATATGCACCAAATGGAGATAATGTTATTATAGATAGAGGCAACTTTCTTCCACATATTACAAAAGATGGTGTAACAGTTGCAAAGTCTATATTTCTTTCAGATCCTGTAGAAAATATGGGTAGTCAGATAGTTAAAGATATCTGTAATAAGACAATGGTAGAAAGTGGAGATGGTACAACTTCTGTAAGTATACTTCTTCAATCTCTTATAGAAGCATACAGGATCTGTACGCAAGATACAAATATCAATAAAAGAGAATTTTTAAATACTATGTCTGATGCCACAGATTTTATTATTAAGTATCTTGAAAGTATTAAACTTAATGTAACATCAGAAGAAGAACTTCGGTCTATTGCTACTATATCTGCCAATAATGACTCTGTAATAGGTGGACTTATAGGTAGTCTTCTTCATAAAGTAGGCGCACAGGGAGTTATAGACATCAAAGAAAGTACAACAGGAGAATCCTACTTTACAGGAGTAACAGGTGTAAAAATTCCATCTGGATTTGCTTCCCTGCATTTTACAGAAATGTCTTCTGGAAGAAAGATAGAATTTGAAAATTCAAAAATCTTTGTGACTAATCATAAAATCAGTACACTTAGAGAAATTAAAAATGTTACACAATATTGTCTACTTGAAAATCTACCACTTGTAATTTTCTGCTCAGACATTGCACCTGCTGTTCTTGTAGACCTTATAAAGAATAAGCAAGAAAATGGACTTCAAGTTTGTGTAATTAAAATTCCTAAGTATGGAGTAGACAAGTCGACTATTGCCTCAGATATTGCAACTATTACAGGAGCAACTCTTGGAGATAAAGACCTGGATATTAAACTTTCTGACTTTGATAAGATAGAGAACTTGGGTACAATAGAAAATATTACTATCCAAAGAAATTACACTACTCTTACATATGAGAAACCTACAAAAGAATTTGAAACTCTTATTACTTCTCTTAAAGAAGCCAAAGAATTTGCAGAGACTGAGGTTCTTAAAGAAACATATTCTCAGAGGCTTTCATTCCTTACAGGTGGTGCTTCTATTCTTTACTTACATGCAAATAGTGAGGCTGAAATGACTCAACTTAGAGATAGAATAGATGATGCAATAGAAAGTACAAAGGTAGCAATTACAGGAGGTTATCTTTATGGTGCATGTAAAAGTTATGTTCTTTCAGCAGATAAACTTGATGAAATGATGGACACTTGCACTACACCAAGTGGAAAAATTGCTATAAAAACTCTTCAAGGTGCACTTAGAAAAATGCTTGAAATTCTTATCCGTACAAATGTAGGAGACAGTGAAGATATTTCACATTTTCAGGAGGGTTATACATCTGATCTTGAAACAGGTTACAATGTACTTACTGGAGAACTTTGTTCTCTGAGAGAGGCTAAAATCATAGAGCCATTCTCTGTAAATAAAAGTGTAATCAAGAATGCAGTTTCTGGATTTAAAGTTGTAATTACTACTACTTGTGGACTTTCAATAGATGAAGATATAATTTAAAACTTTCATATTCTTTATGGCAAATTATATTGAAAAAGAAGAATATCACAATCTAATGATTGATGCCAAGAGACATGGTAAATTTACTCAGAGACTCATCGATCTGATATACTTGCATTGTAATGAAGTGAGTAAACTTTACAGATTCAATTATACGCAGGATAAAGAAGATGCTATTGGACTTGCAGTAGCAGATATTCTTCAGTACGGTATTAAGAATTTTAAAGATTGTCCACTTATACAACTCAAATTTGCAAGAAATTTTATGCCAGGAGATACTATTCTGCTTTATATTAATGATAAAATTTTTGAATATACAGCAGTAGAAAAAGTAGAAAAAGAAAGAGAATTTGAGATTGGAGATACTATTAATAAAAGTCTTGATTTTTTACTTGAAGTAATGAGAGAGGGACATGAAAGTTATCTTGAACTTTCCTTACATAAAGTGACTATGAAAATGAACATTATGAACATAAGTCATAGAACAGAGAGTCCTATTTCTATGCATATGAAAGTTCTTGGAATAGATGAAAATCTTCTTAAAACTCACTTAGGACTTCAAGAAGTAGATCTTGAATTTGAACCGAGTCCACCATCTTTCAATATGGTAACAAGTATAATCAGAAATGCATATGCCAAGTATTTTAACACTTGTCATCCAGTTCCTACCAGAAATGGAAACAAGATAAACTTTTCTGATATAAACTCAAAAGATGGTGGTATATTTAATATTTAAAACCTTTTATATTTACAATGGTAACAGATACACTTAAAAGACTAAAAGCAGAACTACTTGAAGATTACATGTCTCAGGAAGTTACTAATCCAGAAGAAGTCTCACTTAAAAATTTGAAGATAAGAATGCTTGATGCTGTAACAGATTCGCTTCTTGTATTCGCTTCAAAGAAAGGAGAGGAAATTTCTTCAACTACAATGACTGTTAGGCTCAAATCTGAACTTGAAATAGCAATTCAGGATAGAGATGAAAATCCGATAGATGAAACAAATGTCTTTGTAGAAATCTTAAATTATTATTTTACAAAATTCCTTGAACTAAGTTCAGTTGAAGGAGTGAATTAAAAACTTTATAAAAATTAAAATCTTATGTCAGAAAATACAGAAAATACAGGAAGAGATGCTCTCCTTGATGGCGAGGTACAAGAGCCTACTTCTATTCAAGAAGTTAAAGAAAATACATCCGTAGAGCCTAAACTTGGCAGTCTTGGATTTGGATATACAGTCTTGGACTCTGAAAGCAAACTTCCAAGTAAAGGTCTATTTTGTCCTAAATCTTTCATTTCTTCTATTAGAAGTTTAAATGTAGAAGAGATGAAATACTACTCAGAAATGAATGAATCTTCTATCCTTGATATAGATGAGAAAATCAATTTCATTCTAAGTAGAGGTATAAAAGTACAGGTAAATGGAAAAACTGGTAGTTATAAAGATATCTCTGTTATAGATAAAATCTTCTATATTTTTGCTCTTAGAGATATTACAATGAAAGCACAACAGAGAGAAGTTAAACTTACTCAATCTGTTACAAATCCAAAAACTGGGGCTGTCGTAGAGATTGAAATAAACAATGACTCATTCGATTACCACTCAATAGATGAAGATATCATGGCTTTCTACGATGAAGATGAAAGAGGATTTGTCTTTCAGGATGAGAGTTTCTCTGCACCTATCAAACTCTATGTTCCTACAATAGGTGTAACTGAGTATATTGGAGAATATGTTCGTAGACAGGCTGAAAAGAAAGAGAAAGGAGAAGGATTCATTAATGAAAACTTCATCAAAACTGTTCAATTTATGATTAAAGATTGGAGACTTCTTGATGATAAGGACAAATATATTTCTTCACTTTATGAAAAATATCAATCTTTTACCTATGATGAACATATGCTTATTTCAGAAGTAAAAGAAAAGATCAATCTTGGAATTAAGAATACTATTCTTGTAAACTTTGGAGAGGGGGAAAGTGCCTTACAGGTACGAGTACCGATCAACTTTCGAGGAGGGTACAAGGGACTCTTCAATCTGTCGAATATTTTCGATAAACTTAGGAAATCTCGCTCAATGCATTCAGTATCTGATCCTGCATAAGAGCATACCTCCAGATTCCATTTTGAGGATGAGATATTTTGAATATAAAGATCTTATCGATACTTGGATACAAATGGAGAAACAGAAAGAAAAGAAACAGAAAGAGCAAGAGAAACAGCAATATTCTAAAATGCCGAACTACTCTTCTCTTTCTTCTCCTAAACTTCCAAAAACACCTAAACTTCCAAAGTTGTAATGACTTTGGAAGTCTGTTTTTGAAACATTTCCATTCCTCGAGGTGTATTATTTTTGTAAACATTAAATATTTAAAACATGTCAGAAAATGTAAATTCAATCTTCGACCTTAAAGAAGAAAATTTTGTAGTAGCAGGTGAACATGGTTCATCTGGCGAATTTCAAAAAGATCCAGATCTTTATCAAGTAGGACTAACTGGGGAACTTGCAAAGAAGAATAAAAAATATTCTTCTATTATCAGATTCTTACCTAATCCAAAAGATCCAGTTGGAGGTAATATTATTGGAAAATACATTTACTTTCTTCCAGATCCTAAGAATCCAAATGCCAGAATTCAAGTAGATTGTCCAAGTAATGCAGGGAATAACAACAACATTATGAGTGTTGCAAAAATGACCCTAAATAAACTTACAAATCCGATTTATAAAGCAATTGGTAGACATTTTACAAGAAGATTCTACTACTGGGCACTGGTACAGGTAATTAAAGATGAACATCAACCAGAACTTGAGGGTAAGATTCTTATTATGAGATTCTCTAAACAAATCAAGGAGAAAATTGATCATCAACTTGAAGAGAATCTTTCAATCGGTAAGAAATCCTGTATTGTTCAAGATGTTTTCAAAGGTAAGAATTTTGCACTTATTATGCAAGAAAAACCAACTGAAACAGGAAATATTACTTCTTATGAAAGTTCATACTTCCTTGATGACAGATCGGGTATTTCTATAGGTGGAGAGGTTCTTGAAGACCCTACACCAGAGAACAAGAAAAAAATCCTTGATTACCTAAGCACTGCTCCAGACCTGGATAAAGTAAAATATCAACCCTGGACACCTGGGCAAGAGGAACAATATGTAGAGATTGTAAAATCTCTTATAGATGATCCAAAACTCTTTAATTCAATTTATCAACAAGCATATGGAAAACCTTACTTCTCAAATTCTACTGGGGTAGCCACAACTACTACAGAAGATTACAATTTGGAAAGTGATGCTGAAAATATTGAAGTTGAAGAAATGTCATTTGATACTGTGGCAGAGAGCTCTACTCAAATGTCTCACACAGAAACAAGTACTTCTGATAGTGATTTCTCAGACATTAGTCTTGATGATCTTGAAGATCTTTAAATCTTTAATGTTTATATGAAGTACAACAAGTGGGAGGCTTACATTCTTTTGTAAGCCTCTCATATTTTTAAAACCTTGAAACGATGGGCATAAAAGAGGTATAACATTTATAGATAAAAAATTTAAATAAAAACTTTTATGAAAGAAATGCACAAGGATTTTGAAAAGATACTTTCAAAATCAGATATAATGAGAGATCATTGCACAAAAGTAGTGGAAAATCTCTCCACACTTGATGAAGATAAACTATTTGATGATATTGAGGGACTTATCTTACATCTTTGTTCAAGATTTATGATACTTTTTCCTACTTACAAAGATCTCCCAATTGAAGATATTGTAATAGCAATGTCCCAGGTTCTTGAAGAAGATATCGACAGTTCTATCCCGGATTCTGATCTTATCAAAAGTTCTACATTCGCTACGATAATCTACTTTACTTACCTTAATGGATTTAATCTGTTTGTAGAAACAATTAATATGCTTGAACAAGGACTTCAAACAGAGAGCCATGCATAAAGATTTTGAAAAAATAAGAGAAAGAATGTCCCACATAGAAGACAAAATGATGTTTATGTTCGGTGTCTTTGAGAAAGAAGATGAAGCAGAAGTACTTAAAAATGTAGAAGAACTTGCTGTGCTCATATCTGCCATCTATGTAGATAATAAAAACAACGATATAAGCAAAATTGATGAAGTTTGTCCAGATGAACTTGCTATCTCTTTTTCACATATTATAAATTATCTCTACCCTGGAAATGATGAGAATACTTATGAAATAAAAACTCTTCTCTTTGCTAAAGTTCTATACTACATTTATAAAAATGGTATATCATACTTTGTAAATGCTATAAAACTTTCATATAAAGAGAAACTTAAACATCTTAATTAAAAATGATCAATATAGACCAACAAGGAGATACTCTTGTTGTATCCACATATGATACTTCTGGAAAAATTCTCCTTAAAAAGATTCAAATTCCTCAAAGAGAAAATTTTGAATGGGCTATCTGTGACCCAGATGATCCATTTGTATCAAGAGAAAAGAAATCACATACAGGTCTTCCTGTAAGAAAGACAGGGGGCAAGGGTAGACTTTCTCTTACAAGGATAATAGAACTTATGTCTAAACTTCCAAAGTCAACCACAGATGCTATCTATAATTCAAATGTTCCAGCAATGTATTCTCTGGATATAGAGGTATCTGCAAATGCAGATGGTACATTTCCATCAGCCGAGTTGGCTCTAACTTCCATTACTACTATCGCTATCTTTTCTCCCACAAATACATCATATGTGATGGGTACAAAGGTACTTTCTCCTACCCAACTTGAAAATATAGAAAAAAGAATAAAGAATCATTTTCGAGATATCCCAGAACATCTACTTCCAGATATAAAATTTAAGTATCTGTATTATCCAAATGAGGTGTCTATGCTCAAAGCACTTGTTGAACTCTGTAAGCAGATGCCCTGTATTACTGGGTGGAACTTCATCAAGTTCGACTGGCAATATATTATCAATCGAATGAAAAGACTTAACATAGATTACAAACCTATAAGTCCAACTAAGAGATTTACTTCTGTATCAATCTCTGATAAGTATAATAAAGAAATTGTACATACAGCAGAACTTCCTGTACATAGATTCATTTTTGACTATATGGAAATTTATGCACTTTATGATAGAAGTGTAAAATTTAAAACATCACTAAACCTGGGAGATGTAGGAACTCAGGTTCTGGGAGTAAAGAAACTGGACTTCCAGGGTTCACTTGATGATCTCTACTCGGGTGATTTTGAAAGTTATGTTGTCTATAATGCCATAGATACTATTCTTGTAATGCTCATTCATAGAAAACTTAACACTCTACAACTCCTCCTTAACCTTTCAAAGATTACTTGGACAGAACTTGCAAGTTGCGTTTATATGACTCGAATGGTACAAAATGACATGATTAGATTATTTCTTGAGGAGAATAAAGTAGTTATACTCTCTAAAAATGATAATGTCTATGACAAATATGAGGGAGCATTTGTACTTGAACCAGAAGTTGGAAAACATAAAAATATTCTGATTGCCGATTATGAATCTCAATATCCATCTATTATGCTTTCTTTCAATATGGGAGTGGATACAATGATAGGTAGACTGATGGAAGATAGAAAAACTATTCTCACTATGGATGGAGATTATATTAAGTATGACATTTCAAAACATATTCGCACAGAGAATGATATGATTTATACATCAGAAAGAGATGGAATTAATAGAAAACTTGTTTCTGAAAGATTTGAACAGCGTAGAAAAGCCAAGTACATGGTAATCGATCTTGAACAAGATATTCACTATTTAAAATCACTTCTTAAAGGATAAAAAACTTATAAAAACTTAAAAGAAATGGAAATGGAAATCCAAATAAATGAAAAATTCTTACTTGCAGAGAAAGGAATCGATGCTGGGTATAATCTTCTTATTCTTGGAGTAGCAGGAACTGGAAAGAGTACTTTCCTGTACTACATGAATAAGAAATTTGAAAGCCAGGGAAAGAAAGTTGTCTATCTTGCACCTACTGGAATAGCCAGTATAAATATGGCACAGCGTACAGGTAGTGCACAAACTCTGCATTCTTATTTTAAAATTCCAATAGGTGGAGAACTTTCTGCAAACTCTGTAAAAGTTCTTAAAGAAGAAGAGGCAAAACTTTATAAAGAAGTTGATATTATAGTAGTAGATGAAGTCAGTATGTGTAGAAGTGATGTACTTAACTACATTGATCTTTTTCTTAAATATAACACAGAGAACTTTGAACCTTTTGGAGGTAAACAGATGGTATTCTTGGGAGATGTTCTTCAACTTGCCCCAGTTGTAGCAACTATAGAAGAAAAACTCTATCTTAAACACACATTTGGAGGAGATTGGTTTTGGAACACTCCAGGTTTTAAAGCAGGTAAATTTAAACTTGTTCAATTTACAAAGAAATATAGACAAGCAGAAGATAGTAAGTTTGCTCAGTGGCTAGATAAAATAAGAACAGGAGAAATTACTTCAGATGAACTTTCTGAACTTAATCAGATAATTGTATCTCCTCCAAATCCTCAGGCTATTACTCTTTGTACAACAAATGCAACAGCAGAAAGAATAAACACAATCGCACTTGAAAATATAGATTCTCCCTTATATGAACATCTTGGAAAGATCAATAACATTACAGGAGATAAAATCGAATGGAGTGCTTTCCCAGTTGATTATAAATTTAGGTACAAACTTGGTTGTAAAGTTATGATAAGAAAGAATGGAGATGGTTACTCAAATGGATCAATTGGGACTATTGTAAAAATAAAAGATGGGACTATCTATGTAGACCTTGATGATGACACTGGTGTTGTTCCTATTTCTACTGTAGATTTTGAACTTAGATCGTACACATATACTGGAGGAAAGATTGTGTCTATTATTACTGCTATTATGGTACAATATCCTCTTTCACTTGCATATGGAATTTCTATTCATAAAAGTCAAGGACTTACTTTCCAGGAACTTAATATACAAACAGGAACTGGATTTTTTGCAGATGGACAGGTTTATGTTGCTCTTTCAAGATGTATATCTGCTGAGGGTATCCACCTGGATGTTCCACTTTCTAAAGACAGTATACTTGTAAATAAGTCAGCACTTGCACTTGTAAAAAAGAAATAAACAAAAATTTAAAAACTTTTTATGAAACTTTATGATGATATTAATGAAAAACTTGGATTTTCAAGAAGACACAAAGAACATACTTTGCAGGAAGTCTTTGAGAAAGAGCCAGATTTCATTTCATTCTGTTTAAAATCAGTTAAAAAATTTAGACTTTCCAAAGACCTTAAGTATGCACATAAAAGTTACCTTTTAAAAATGAAAGAAAAGGTATCTCCTTTGGTCTTTGATACAGAAGAGGGACTTGTACCTGCTCTTAGATTCCTGTGTGAAAGACTGGGTATCTCCTTGTCTTCTATGGATATAACAAAGACCCATGTTATACTTAAAGCAGAATATGGAGATATAAAAATAAAAAGAAAATCCAGTTATTGGATATGTGAACTTGAAGATAAAATAATTAAAGAAGATGAGAAAAATAGAAAGAAAATTGATAAGAACCCGGACTGATCTTATAGATGGGACTGTCATTGGAGAAGTGGGAGAATCTCTTATTATTGTAGGAACAAAACAGAAAATAGAGGTTGTAAAGACTCCAAAGAAGACAGTAAAAATGATAGAGGAAGCACAGGTAGATGAAAAACTTTTTCCTCTCTACAATCATGAAATTCTTTCTAAGTACTTAAATATTGCAGTCAGATATAAAATAGAATGCAAATATAACATAGACATGGATACTCTTGTAGAAATAGTAGAAAGTACAGGTACAGATAAAGAATTTAAAACTGCTTTTTTGGACAATCTGGTTGAAGAATATACTTTACAAGTAGTAGATTCTCTTTATATCTTTATTGCTGATGGATTCTTTCTTAAATTTAAACTTAGAAGCATATGAAAGCAGGTAGATACATGTTTCTCATAATGGATAATGTAGCATATTGGGTGGTTGGAGAAGTTGATGAAAATGGCGAATACTTTGTAGGAGGTATAAATTTTTGTCCATGTGAAATTTACTCTGTAAAAGAAATTCCTTATGATATAAAAACTTATCTGCCTACACTTTCTGATATAAAAGATATTCTTGTAAAGTATAGTACACTTGAGAGTCCTACACTTGAAAAATCAGATGTTATAAAGATTCTTGAAAATTCTATCATACTTACAGATACAAAAAATGGAATTGTAAATTTAAGAGATATTCTATTTGATTCTCTTTATGAAAAACTTATAAACTAATGGAAGATAAAATAAAGAAAATAATAAGTTACCCAGTTATAGAAGTTTGCTTTGGTATGGATTTTATCTCAGAAGCAAACACAATAGAAGAGTACTCAGAAGAACTTTACAAAGAACTTGGAGATGATATTTTTACTCTTCTTGAAAATAAAGATTTGGGATATGAAGATATTCTTGAAGCAGTTCATAAAAGAAGAGTAAAAATAGAACCATAAATTCCTTTCATTCTTTATAGTTTTTATTATTTTTATCCAGGGAGGTCTTGTGTGCAACATTTGACCTCCCTTCTATATAAAATTAAAAAATAAGATGGCAAAACTTCGGTACTTACTTAATATTAAAAATTCATTTGGACATACTACAAAAGAGTATGTGGTAAACTCTTCTACCCACTTTTCTAATTTACATACTAAAATACTCAGTAGTGGATCTTCTGTTACAGGAATATACCTTGATATAGAAGAAAAAGAAATTACTCTTTATCTTCCAAATAAAAGTATTACATTTTCAAAAGGTATATTTTCCATAGATTGGATAAATTTAGATTTTAAAGAAATAGACACATTACCTAAGAAGATTACTCTTGTAAATACAAAAACAGGAGGCTACGAAGTTTATACTTATGAAAGTCATAAAAATAAAATTGCTTTTTACAGTTCTGAAAGTAGAAAAACTAAGTTACATATAAAAATATTTTAAAAAGATGATAGGAAAATATGGATCTATGAAGAAAGTTTATGTAAAACATAATTTACAGGTATTTAGAAAACTTAAAATTAAAGATAAAGAGGGAAAGATTAAGTATCAAACTGTAAGATTTGAAAGTAGAAGACATAGACAGGGATACTATGACATTATAAGAACAAGTGGTGGTATTATACTTTCTGATGATATTCAAGTTGATAGAAATATAAAATCTGTATCTTATAAAATAGAAAGTAAAAACTTTGATAAGAAAGAAAATGAAATCAAAATAACATACTCAGATTTTCTTAGAGGTACTGGATATGTTCTTGAATCTATTCCAAAAGAGATAATCCTTGAAAGTCCAACAGGTAGAAAAGTTAAATATTTGTATGTACATGAAGATGATATAAGTGTAAGAATGGAGTATAACTACTCTACTTACATTTACAGAAGTGAAGAAAGAGAAATAAAAACAATTCTTAAAATAATAAGAGGTTGGTAATGAGCAAAAAACTTAAATTTCCAATAGAAAGAATGCATCCACTTAGGTTTGCCTGTCATAGACTTTCTCAGTATTATAATGGTTACTGCTTCCTTGTAGGTTCACATATGAATCCAAGTAAAGAAAGTCCAAGAGATATAGATATTATATGTGTTATTCCAGATAAAGAATTTGAAAGAAGATATGGTAGACTCGAGGATTGGGACTTTGAAACTTCGGGCTATGGTGGAATACTTTCTGAAAGATGGACACTTGACATGTCAAAGAGAAGTAGAAGTTTTAATTTTCTCGAGGATACTTTTGTAGATTTTAAAGTCCATCCACTTAGTTTGTTCTTTTACATGGCATCAAAGTATGATAAAACAGCACCTTGCTTCCAAATAGATAACAGACCAAAAGTAAATTGGGAAACTCTGGATGTTAAATTTATGTTTACTTACCCAGAAATCAAAGACCTTTGAATTTTTCATGTTTTATAATTTATTAAATTTGAGAGAGGAGATCTTACTACTTATCTCCTCTCTTTTTTATATCAAGTCTTTTTAAAGTAGAAAGACTGAGCGTTAAATGTTCCATGTTCTTCTTACCTTGAAGAACTGCTCTACCTCCAAGTTCTCCAAGAATCCTGTACCATTTACCTCTCCAAAAGACCTCTCCACCTGTTATATCTGTGGGAGATATGAAAATCTTAAGTTCTATTTTATTTTTGTGTTCTACAACCTCTGAAAGTTCAAGTTCCATACCCATCTTCCGTATGGTAGATGAAATAGATGCTTTAACTACCGAAGATATAGAAGAGATTACAGTAGGTGTAAGAAATGAAGAAGTTGGAGGCATTATAGTAGTAAGATGATGCTTCTTTAGAGTGTAATATTTATATCCACTTGCAGTAATTGAGTACCTAAGATTTTTATGCTTTCTTATATAACCTTTAGAGATTAGACTTTGCACAACAGTACCTACTCTATTTCTTTCAAGAACATAGTCTCTGAGTGATGTTGTATCAATTTCCAAAGGAACACCAATAAGTTGAATATCACTCATAAGTTCAAGAGTACTGCTACCAAGAAGAATCCTTAAAAGTTCAAGTCTTTCTATTTCAAATTTGGAAATTGGAATATAAAGACTAAGTGTATATTTGTCGAGTGTTTCTCTGTATATTCTCCCAACTTCTTTATAAAGCTTAGATATTAAAATAGGTTCTCCTGCTTTAAGTGTAGAGGAGACTACTCCTGTACCTACGCTACCTGTAAGTACTACATGGGTACTTTTCCATTTTATTTTTATCTGTTTCTGAGCAATTTCAAAGATTTCATCTGAAAGGAAAACACCTATGTCTGAGGTACTCTGCTCGAGTACTCTGCTTATTATTTCTTTGTATTTCTTTTTGGAAAGTATAATTGTATTCTCATTTAGAGTTCTTCTCATTTCTTGTAATTTTTATATTCTCTCTTTTCTTAAAGTACTTATATTTACAGAGAAGTTTATCACTTACTGACAAGAAAGAGACTTCCACCACATTTTCATCTTCATGTAAAAGAATTTTATATGGTGGAGAAATTTTCTGTTCTTTTTCTGCTAAGTGTTGAAGTTCTTCACAAGTCATCTTTTTAAAGTTTTGTTATCTACTTTCTACAAGGTGGAAAGAGATAGTTTTTCCAAGTTTTAAAAAGATTTCAAGAAGTTCTTCCCTGTACATATTCATAGGAATCTTCTGATCAAGATTTTCATTTACAATAGTAACCATACTCTTTTTAAGAAATTTACTTCCTATAAGAATGAATGACCAGGTATTTACATTTTCTCTGTAACTTATAGGAACAAATCTGCTTATATTCAAATTTTCTCCATGAACACTTATTTTTATTTTCTTATAAACAGAAAGAAGAGATGAAATATAAGATTCAAGTTCATCCTGAAGAGATTCTCTAAGCCATGCTATTCCTTTTGAAAGTTGTTTATCATCTATTTCTGTACTTTGATGACTTATAAAACTTGCATACTTAAGTCTATTTTTTAAGATAACTTCTGAAATTCTACCTATGATCACATATCTCTCCATAGAAGTTATACATTCCTCTATATTTTCCATCATCTCTGGATAAGATATTACATTTGGAAGTATTCCTTTCGCAAGTTCTATATAGAAATTTCCAAGAGTTTTTGATTTTAGATAACATCTTGTACTATTTGTAAGGTAGTAGTCAATTTCAAAATCATTTACCTGAGCATCCGAAAGTATCTTCTTTGTAATTTCTATAACCGTAGCACCTTTAATCTTTATGGTAGAATCAGAAAGTACAGAAAGTATCTCTTTGCTTTCAGAGAAGTATTCATCAGAAGTTATATTTTCTATAGGAGAACATTCAAGTTCTACACCTCTCTTGTACTCCTTATCTCCAATTACAATCTTTGGAATATTTCGAGGTACAACTTGTCCATAAAGAGACCATTTCTGTCTGTCATTTGGATGTCCATGTAAGTGAAGCATTCCAATTGGATCAAGAATCTGTGCTTTTTCCATTTTTCCATTTGGTCTAAGTGCACGACCTACCATTTGTAAATAGAGAGCAAGAGATTGTGTAGGTCTACAAAGAAGTACACATTCACACTCTGGAAGATCTATACCCTCTGTAAGAATTTCTACACAGATAAGAATTTGAATAGTTTTTGAGAACTCTAAGAGAATCCTCTGCCTTTCATCTTCTTTAACTTCTATAGAAAGAACTTCGGCTGTATATCCATTTTTCACAAATGCTTCTTTTAAATTCTTTGCATGTTTTATGCTTATGGCAAAAACAATAGTACTCTTATTTCCTCCATATTTTTTAAAAGATTTTACAATCTTTTCTGTATTACTTTCTGTATCAATTTTATCTTCAAGTCCTGTAAGTAAAAATTCTCCATTTTTATTTTTCTTTACAGTAGAGTAATCAACAGGTGGAGAAGACAGATAATCGACATCAAGAAGATAACCCTGTTTAATGAGTTCTTCTCTTGATATGCTACTTTCAAGTAGGAAAGTGTAAATGTCTGAAAGAGATGTACCATCAAGTCTATTTGGTGTAGCAGTTACTCCAAGAAGTGAACATTTATCTGTAAGTAAAACATTTAAAATTTTCTTGTAAGAATTTGATACTGATCTATGGCATTCATCTATAACAACAAGAGTAGGAGAAAAATGAGAAAGTTTTTCAAGTCTTTTGTCCATAGAGGCACTCTGCATAGTAGAAAGCAGGACTTTGTCATTTTCTTCTATTTCTTCATTTTTCATAAGAATTTTAGAATCTATGCCTATGTCTGAGAGTCTATCTTTCATTTGTGAAAGGAGTCTTTCTCTATGTGCAAGAACCAAAGTTTTTCCACCTTTCTTAAGATGGTCTTTTATAACATGGGTAAGAACAATAGTCTTTCCACCTCCTGTATCGAGTCTATATACAAGTTTCTCTCCAGATTCAAGGAGAGAAACTATATTTTTAAGGTCTATTTCTTGGTAAGGTCTAAGTATCATGGATAATATTCAAATAAATTATCGAGCGAAAGTTTTTCTATTTTAGAGAGTTCCATTTGCAAGAGAGTAATCTGTTCACTTAGTTGAGTCATTCTTGTCTGCTTTCTTGTCTGAAATGCTTCAAGAATCTCTTTATTTTCATCTTCTATTCTCTTTAAGTGGGTAGGATCTCCACCATCAAGACTTCTTATAGCAGAGAGTGTTCTCTTGTTATCTTTATAAATCTCTGCAAGTTCTCTAAGATTTACAGAATAATAGTCTTTATTTTTCATTTTCTTTAAGTACATCTAAAAAGTTCATAAAATTAAGGAAAGAATCCAGGTATTCATTTTCTCCAGTAAGTTTAATCTTTGCACATCTTACTTCTTCATTCTCTATGGAATCTATAAAAAGGTCAAAATTTTTATCCATCATATCGATAAATTCCTCAGAACTACCTCTTTCTCTGTATCTTCTAAGGTACTCATCTTTAAGACTTCTATCTGGATAAACCAGGTAAAAATTAAATCCAAGTTCTGAAAGAATCTTTCTGGTCTCCTTGTGGGAAGAGACAAATAGAACATCTACTTTTCCTACTTGATTTTCTATTTCACTCTTATAATCTTCCCATCTGTTCTCTCCTTTAAAGTTGCTACTTTCGAGATCAAGAACTTTGACTTCATTATCTGATCTCTTTCCAAGATGTGATTTTCCAACTCCTGGAAATCCACTTATTATTTTTGTCATCATAACTAATTTCTATTTTTAAATTTAACCAAAGTCTTTCTATAAAATTTCCAAATTCAAGAATATGCAAGTCTTTTATATCTGCTCTCTTTATAATCTTCTTCTCATCAAGTGAGTAAATGAGATATCTGTCCATAGAAGATACAAAAAGATAAGATGACTTATTTTTGTCTTCTTTCTTCTTTATAATAATCTTTTCTATTTTAGGAATGATATTTGAAAGAAGTGTATGTGAGATAATTTTATGTTTCTGAGTAAAGATTTCATCTACTGTATTTTTAAGTTTTCTTTCTGTAATGGAAATTTTCTTAAATGGAAGATATTTTCCATGTCCTATTTTTGCCAGGTATCCAATCTCTGAAAGATGTTTCATATAAGTATAAATGTTTCCTCTTGTAAATTCTTTCATTTTATCTTTTTCAATTACAGAGTTTACAATCTCTTCTGGACAGAATACTTTATCATCTTCCCGAATAGAACTCCCTATAAGTCTAAGAAGTCTACTTATATCATATACACTTTTTCTTATCTTTCTCATAGAAATATTATCATATGTAAGGTGTTTATGTTTTTATATGTGAAACATTCTATATTTTGCTCTGTATATTATTTTTATGGACTTTGAAATTAAACAGAAACTTAATTATTCTACCTTTAAAGAGGGAAACTCTTATACAAGAGAAGAAATAGAAAAAGAAATTGAAAGACTTGAAAGACTCCAAGTTGATACAAATAATGAGAATATGGCTCTAAAAATTTATGTCAATTCAGTATATGGAGCAATCGGATTCTTCAAATTCTTCAATTACAACAGAGATGTTGCCAGTTCTGTAACTTCTATAAGCCGTGCACTTATTAAGTATACAATTGATGACATATTCAATCATTACTTTAAAGAACTGTGGCACAAAGATATAGAACTCCATGCTAAACTCAGGGAAGCAGGGTACAACTTTAAAGAAGATCCAAAACCTGTCACTTACAATGCAGTTAAATATGCAGATACAGACTCTGTAATGTTTACAGTAGATCCAATTCTGGATTCTCTTGATGTAGATAAAAAGATAGATGATGTAATTATTAAAGTTACACTCCTGTGTTGGCAAAATAGATTTAAGAAGTATGTAGAAGATAAACTTGATGATTTTGTAGCATCTTATGGAGGAATAAAGACTAAGCAAGATGGTTCTAAATCTTTCAAACTTTCACTTGAACAGATTAATAAAGCCTGTTTTTGGACTGGAAAGAAACATTACATTAAAGACCCGATATGGGATGATGGAGTAATTAAAGAGTCTATGTCTGATATACAGATTAAAGGAATAGAAGCCAACAAGCAATCATTTCCAGAATTTGTACGGAATAAAATTAAAGAGATGATCTCTTATGTCATGAGTACAGATGAAATCAGAGTACAAGAAATTCATTCAATGCTAAAAAGAATAAAAACTGAGTTCTCTGTAATCTCTATTGATCAGATTTCTGAGGCTGTCAGAGTTAATGGATATAACAAATATGTCATCAATGATACTACTGCTATTGAATATATGGATAGAACACCAATGCATATAAAAGCCAGTATCAATTATAACTACAGGCTTCATAATTCAAATCATAAATTTCAGTATACCAATATCAAGAATGGTACCAAGATTCAATACTATCTTTGTAAAGATCAAGTTGGAGTTTTTGGATTTCCTGTTGGAACGATTCCACAAGAAATACTTCCTCCTGTAGATACAGATGCTCAATTTAAGAAGATGATACTTAATCCTGTAAACAATATTCTATCTGTACTTGGTATTCCAGAGATAAAACCTGGACTTATTATTTTAAATCCTTTATTTTAAAAATATGACAAGAACACAAGCAATACTTAGGTACTTTGATAAAGTTGGAGATAGTACCATAGATGATGTAAGAGTTGGAACACTCCTGTATTATAATCATACTCTTGCAAAAGTGACATCTATTGGACATCTTTCTACAACTGAAATGAGTATTACTGTAAGAAAATTTACAGGTACACTTGGAACATGTGTACTTTCAAGAGATATAATTCAAAAAATTAGAATCTTGGGAGATGATTTGCAGAGTGGAAAAAATCTTTCAGAAATGGATATTTTAGAAATTATAAAACTTACTAAAAATCTTTAAAAAAATGAAAAATAAAGTTAAAGTTAGAAAATTCCCTGCTGTAATGCTTGGAAGAAAATCAGAAAATGAAGATTACAAAGAAGTTGTAATTGTAGGTAAAGGAGAAGAAGATGGAACATTTGTAGGTATCTTTGATGTAGAAGATGTACATAACATAGATATGAACTCAGATATCAAACTTGTTACATTATCAGATATCAAACACTTAGATCCCACGCATTATACAATTACAGGCTACAGAAATGATAATACTCATATAAAAGGAGAATATGAGCAGGATGGCATAACTTCAAAAGTAGAACTTAAAGCAGTAGAAGACTCTGTTTATTTCATTCTTGGACTTGAAGGACTTTCGAGTGATGAAATCTATGACTCTGATGGAAAAGTAAAAAATAGATGTGCTTCTACTTATTCTAAGGAACACGATGCTCTACTTACTAAATTTTCTATAAGAAAGAATACAGCATATATGCTTTATAAACTTCTTGGACATGCTCTTGGAGAAAATATCATAAATAAAAAATAAAAATCCTTATGGAAAACACTTCATATATTAGACTTGATACTGTACATTTCTTCTTTGATTGGAAAGGTTCTACGATTCAGTCTGCAACTGTTTGTACAGAACTTAAACCAAAAATTAAACATATCATTGATTTAAACTTGGAACTTGACAGTATTTCATATGACAATCTTAGAAATTCTGAATATCCAGGTACAATACTTGACCAGGGTAGAATTTTTGCAGTTGTACTGGCTACAGAGGTCAGAGATGGAAAGCCTTTAAGTACAAAAGTAATGCAGAAACCAGGAGATCCTGCTTGGACTTGTTCCCCAGAGGGTATAAAAGATGAAATCTTTAAAATTCTTGTACCAAAGATAAAAGATACTCTTATAGCAAGATATTATAATTAAAAGAAAAACATACTATTTTATTTTTAAATTCGTGTGGGAATTTTCTTTTTATAGAAGTTCCCACATTTTTATTTTTTATAAGAAAATGAAAGCGTTCGGCGTAAAAGGACTTCCAAATAAAGAATATTGGGAAGTTATAGAAAAAGGTAAAACATTCTACCTCACTCCACAAGACTATTACTCAGCATCTTTTACAGAACTTAAAAATTTGGGTCTTGTGTTCAGTCCTAAGGAATACAAATTCTCATCTCCTACTTCAAAGAAGAAAGAAATAGAAGAAATTCTTAATTTCTATACAAAGCAAACTGAGAAGATATCTGGTTCTTTTCTTAAAGTAAAAAGAGAACTTGAAAATAAAATTGGACATCTGGATATGCAAATTATTAAAGATAAAGAGTGTATAATTTGTGTAGATCCTCATATGCTTGTAGGAAGCAAGGAGGATATAGAAAAACTCTCAAAAGATATGATTACCTGCTCACTTAAAGAAATAAAAGGAGGTGTTCGTATCATCTACTCCCCAAAAGATAAAACTACATTATTTTAAAGAAATATAAAAATGGAATACTCAAAGATATACCTTGAATCCTGCATGGATACAATGCGTAGGATAGGAGATAAAGAAATCGATCTTATAGTCACTTCTCCACCTTACAATTTACTTGGAAAAATTACAAAAGGTAAAGTTGTAAAAAGATCAGAGGGTTCAGCAAATGGAATTGCAAAGAAATATGCTGACTTTGAAGACTTTATGAAGCCAGATGATTACTATGCTTTTCATTCTTCTGCTATAAGAGAAATGCTTAGAATAAGTAAGCAGGTTGCTTATAATATAATGATTACAACAGGGAATAAAAGTAGTCTATTTAAAATCATTGGAGAGTTTGTAGAGGATATAAAAGATATAATTGTATGGAGCAAACCAAATCCACAACCTGCTATCGGAGTAGGAGTTCTAAATAGAGGATCAGAACTTATTATTATGTTTGATTCCATTTCTCCTGTAGGTAGAAAATTCTCAAATTTTAACTTTGAAAGAGGAACAGTTAATGATGTTTGGACAGATATTAAAAATAATAAGCAATATACAGGTACACATTCTGCAGGTATGCCTATCGACCTTGCTGTAAAACTTATTGATAGATTTTCAAAACCTGCGGAACTTGTATACGATCCATTTATGGGAACAGGGACTACTGCAATTGCTTCTATTATAACAGGAAGAAAATGGATAGGTTCTGAAATTTCTGAGTCTTATCACTCACTTTCACTTGAAAGAATAGAAAATTTTAAAAAAGAAAATGGAATTTAACTACGATATAGAAGATTTCTCTACTGGAGATAACTCAAAACTCTATGAGTATCTTGAAAGAAATCTAAGTGAAAGACTTAAAGAAATTTTTTCTCAGGATAAAGATAAGCAAGATATTCAAAAGAGAGGAAAGAATATGAATTTTGCATGTCCATATTGCATGGATTCTCGCAGAGATTCTAAGAAGAAGAGAGGTTGGCTATATTTTAAATCTTTTATTTTCTTCAAATGTTTTAATTGTAACACAGTAAAGAATCTCTACTCTTTTGTTAAAGATTTCTCACTTGAAAAAGATATAAATCTTTCTTTCCTTAAAAAGATAGATTCATCTATTCTAACTTCCACAACTTATTCTTCATCATCAGGTGCACCACTTTATGATATAGAGAAGTACTTACCTACTCTTTCAGAATTTTTTAAACTTACTTCTGGAATTTATCCAGTTGATCATGATATAGAAGTTCTTAAGTATTTAAAATCCAGATATATTTTATCCCTCCCTCTTGAAAATTTTGCAACTGATAGATTTCATAATCTTTATGTTCTAAATTTACAAAGATCAGAGAAGAGAGTACTCTCTTTCCAAGTAAGATACAAAGAACCTTATAATGGGATTAGATGGAGAAGTTTTTCCTTTGGAATGCTAAATGAGAAATTTTACCACAGGGATATCCCAGATGAAATTCTTGAAAGACTTAACTATGCAAGTAAGTTTTATAATATCTTAAATATAGATCCTTATCAGGATGTCTTCATTACAGAAAGTGCTATTTGTAGTACTCATTTTCCGAATGGAATGGCTTCACAAGGTACAGGAAATATAATTAAACTTCCTACTGGACTCTATATTCCAGATAATACTACTCTGGACAGTGCTGGAAGTAAATTATCTCTACAACTTATGAATGAAAATCTAAGAGTTTTCCTTTGGAGAAAATTTCTAAGTGACCATCCAGAACTTAGTAATTGTAAAGATATAAATGAGATAGTAATAAAACAGGGAGGTAAATGGGACTATAGAAAACTTCTTCCTTATTTCTCTCAGGATTCATTTGATTATTTTTATTTATAAAATTTAAGCATTTAATATGTTTAAAACCTTGAAACGATGGGCATTAGAGAGATATAAAATTTAAAAATAAAATAAAACAGCTCATGACAGTTAAAACAGCACAGGATATAGTAATACAAAGTTATTCTATCCGTATTCTTTCTGAAATCCTTAAACAAAGTTCTATTTCATCTGCATATGACAGCAAATACAGAGGTAAAAGTGAAAAAGGTGTAAGATTCTTATATTCAAACAGTTATAAAACTTGGGAAGCAGGTAGAAGAGAACTTAAAATTATAATAAGAGAACTCCAGAGAGGACTTTCTCTTTTACAGGGAAACACATTTACACTTGCAAGATCCAAAGATATCTGTGTACTTACAAGAAAATACAAAGAAATATCAGGCAAAAAATCTGAAAGTTTTAGAAAAGAGAGCATTGAAGAGATTTCTTCTATTTTCTTACTCTTCTATATAAAATATAAAATAGAAAAGAAGAATATGGAGGATTTCTTGCACTATTGTACACCTATACTTTCAAGAGTAAATGAATTTTTTGGTGCAGAACTTACAGAATCTTTTAAAAAACAAAACAGTTATGAAAGCGTTATATTTTAGAAGAGTTTACCTTATCTTCCTACTTCTTATCTTATTCTTTCTTTCATCATGCAAAGCAAAACCTGTGCACCTGGAAGTTAGAAAAGAGGTAATAAAAGAAATAAGAAATACTAAAAAGGTAGATGCCAGACATCAAAGTCCTGTAATATAGATAGATATAAGTTTTAGAAAAATGATTATTTTTTATGAAAAGTAAATCTACCTACACAATTACAGAAAATGGTAATCTTCTTTACAAGGATAAAAATCCAGATGTTATCCTTGAAAATCCTACCCATCTTATAGAACTTGAAAATGATGTAGTCATTCTTTCTGCTCCTGTTATTTGTAAATCAGAAACTGAGCTTAAATGTAAAGCAAAGAAAACAACAGTTACAGGTGGAGGTGTTGTACAGGATACATTTTATACAGAAGATGGTAAAACCTATCCTATAAGAACACTCATCGAACTTAAACATAAAGATAGAAAATTTTTTAAATAAAAACCTTTTATCTTTATGCATTACAGAATAGAGAAGAAGTACAACTCTAATAGTTGGGAACTTGACAGAATAGAACCTACTTTAGAACTTGCAAAGAGATGGCTCGGTCTTAAAAAACTTATGTTTATAAAGATTTATGATACAGACAACATAGTGCTTCAAGTTAAACACATAAGAGTTTTTAAACTTACAGAAAATAACCTAAGTTTTAAGATAGAACTTAAAAATAGAAAGATAGAATATAGAATAGTTAAAGTAAAAGAATAAAAATATTAAAATACTTGTTTGGATAGTCACTACATGATTTTCTTCCTAAAATATCCCAATTTCCATTTCACAAAAATCCCAGATAGGGAGAAACTTGCACACTTCCAAATGAATATTATTTTTAAAAATAGAAAATTTATGGAAAGAAACATTTACTTTGTCCAATACCCAACAGGTGCATATGGCTATCTAAGTGATAAGACAGAAGATGAAATGAAAAGAATGAAGAAAAACAGAGAAATTGTAAATTTTGTAAAGAAATAAACTTTTAAAAACAAAAACTGTTGTTGCTTTTTTGATTGATTTATTGTTAAGTTGCTCAGCGATCCTTATGTGTGTAGGATCGCTGAACTTTTTAAAAAGATTTGAGGAAGATCCAAAAGGTGGAATCTTCCTCAAAAAGTATTTATAAAAATAACATCTATAAATGAAAAACTTACTTACTTTGTGTATTAGTTAAGAGATCTTGACCGTTTTCACAGACAAATTCCATCTCTAATTCGTAAATGTTGTCTTGTGTACTGTCTAAGTCAATTTCATTTGGTGGAGTCATTGGGAAGAAGATAGGGAATTTGATTGCTCTAATCAGTGTCCCATCTTTTGCATGAATTTCTATAATACATTGACCAGAATAATCTCTTTTAAGAGTTTGAGAACCTGTATTATAAGAATAACAAAGACCTGCCCAATCTCTAAGAATATTAAGTGGGTATGGAGTCCCATCAGGGCTAACATTCACAGTAAATGTTAATTTAGGGTGCACTTTTGTATCAGCTATTGTACCAATAAATTCTCTACTTACACCTCTATTAACTTGTTCTACCACTTCTGGCATTTTATCAAGATTTAGACCTGTAATCTTTGTACATTGTTCAGTTAGTACTTGTGTACCATATCGAGATTGCAATGCCTGAGGTAATATAAAGGTAACTATAAATTTAGTAAGAAACAATGGTTCATGTAGGGAAACTGAAGTTTTACTTCCACTGAAATGATATGATGAATTACTCATAATATTATGATATTTAAATATTAATATTTTACTCTCATATATATCATTTATACATTTTAAAACCTTTTTGTTCAAAAGTTATAAAATTTTTATGGATATAAGGCTAACAACTGAGGAATTTATTAAAAAAGCAAGATCTGTACATGGAGATAGGTATGATTACTCAAAGGTAGAATATAAAGGTAATAAGGTAAGAGTAACAATCATATGTAAAGAACATGGAGAATTTACACAAACTCCCTCTAAACATTATATGAAAAGAGGTTGTCCAATTTGTTCCAGATATTCCCATATCAAAAATCCTATTCATGTTGTATTTTCTACTAAGGATTTTATTGAAAAAGCAAGAAGTGTTCATGGAGACAAATATGATTATTCAAAGGTAGAATATAAAAACAATCGTATCCAGGTAGAGATTATTTGTCCTGTACATGGTTCATTCTTTCAAAAGCCTTACTCACATTTAAAAGGTTGTGGCTGTTTTCCTTGTAGTAGAAATAGAGCAAATGATATGATGAGACATTCTACTGAGGGTTTTATTAAAAAGGCAAGAGAAATACATGGAGATAGGTATGATTATTCAAAGGTAAAATATACAAAAAACAATAGAAATGTAACAATCATTTGTAAAGAACATGGAGAATTTCAGCAAACTCCATATAGTCATTTAAAAAGTAATGGTTGTAACAAATGTACATTTAGAAATCTTGGTGTAAGTCAGAGATCAAATACAGAAGACTTTATTCAAAAAGCAAAAGAGATACATGGAGATAGGTATGATTACTCTCTTGTGGAATATACAAAAAATGATTCAAAAGTAACAATCATCTGTCCTGTTCATGGAGAATTTCAGCAAACTCCAAAACTACATATCCAGGGATCTATCTGCTATAAATGTACATACAACACATCTAAAATGGAGATTGAATTTGCAGATTTTATAAAGACTTTCTATTCCGGGGAAGTTATTACAAATTCAAGAAGTATAATATATCCATATGAACTTGATATCTTTCTTCCAGAATTTAATCTTGGAATAGAAATCAACGGAATGTATTGGCATTCAGAGAAATTCAAAGAAAAGAAAGTACATTTAAATAAGTATAATCTTTGTAAAGAAAAAGACATAAGACTTGTTTCTATCTGGGAATGGGAAATTGTTAAAGATAAAGAGAAGATAAAGAATTTTATAAAAAATATAATCATAAAAAAGACAAAACTTGGGGCTAGAAAACTTAAGATTAAAGAAGTAAGTATTAAAGAACAAAGAGAATTTCTTAATGATAATCATTTACAAGGTTATGTTTCTTGTTCCTTAGCACTTGGTCTATATTTTAAAGATGAACTTATTCAACTTATGACTCTTAGAGCAAAAGATAAGAAGAATAAAATCTTTGAAATCGGTAGACTTGCTACAAAGATAGGATACTCTGTTATTGGTGGATCAGAAAAACTTTTTAAACATCTTCTTTCATATGTAGATTATACAGAGATAATCAGTTACAATAATATGGATAAGTTTACAGGAGAAGTTTATGAAAGACTTGGACTTACTTTTGAAAATATAACAATTCCATATGGTTGGATAAAAAATAATGTATATTTACCCAGATATGCTACTCAAAAGAGTAAACTTATTCAGAAAGGTTTTGATAAAAACAAATCCGAAAGTGAAATAATGAGAGATGAAGGATTTTCAAAAATTTATCTTACAGGAGTACAGAAATTTATCCTTAAAAAATAAAAACTCTTTTACTTAGGTAGAATAAAATTTGCATGGGTTTAAATTTTACAACTGATATTTTTATAAAAAAAGCAAAAGAGATTCATGGAGAAAAATATGATTACTCTCTTGTAAATTATGTAAACGCTAAAAACAGGATAGAAATCATATGTCCTGTGCATGGAAAATTTACACAAATTCCATATAATCATTTAAGTGGTAAGGGCTGTAAGGAATGTGGATGTATAGAAAATGGTAGAAATAGATCAATTACCCTTGAAAAATTTCTTGAAAAAGCAAAACTTGTACATGGAGACAAATATGATTATTCAAAAAGTAAGGTAGAAAATTATAAAACTAAAATAGAAATCATTTGTCCTGTACATGGATCATTCTTTCAAACACCAAATAATCATCTAAGAGGTAAAGGATGCAAGGAATGTGGCATGATGTCTACTCTAAATCATATACAAGAAAATTGCTCATCAAGTACAGAAGATTTTATAAAAAAATCAAAAGAACTACATTCAGATACTTATGATTATTCAAAGGTAGAATATACAAATAATCATACTCAGGTAAAGATTATCTGTAAAATACATGGAGAATTTTTGCAATTACCTTATAATCATTTGGTTGGTAAAGGTTGTAAAGAATGTGGTATACAAAAAGCAGGACATTACACAGGAACTTCTAAACTTGAAGAAGATTTTGTGGGTTTCATAAAGTCTTTCTACTCTGGAGAAATTATTACCTCAGTAAGAGATAAAATTCCACCTATGGAACTGGATATCTTTCTTCCAGAATTTAATCTTGGAATAGAAATAAATGGTGGTTATTGGCACTCAGAAAAATTTAAAGATAAGAATTATCATCTTCATAAATACAATCTTTGTAAAAATAAAGGTATAAGGCTTATTTCTATCTGGGAGTGGGAAATCCTTAAAGATAAAACCAAGATAGAGAATTTTATAAAAAATCTAATCTTGGAGAAGAAGAAACTCTTTGCCAGAAAACTCAGTATTAAAGAAGTTGATGTTAAAACTCAAAGAGAATTTTTAAAACACAATCATTTACAAGGTTATGTTCCTTGTACATATGCACTTGGTCTATACCAGGGAGATGAACTTATTCAACTTATGACTCTTAAAGTAAAGAGTAAAAAAGACAAACTCTATGAGATAGGTAGACTTGCTACAAAAACTGGATTTACTGTTCTAGGTGGAACAAAAAGACTCTTTAAATATCTTCTTTCACTTGTGGACTTCGAGACTATTATAAGTTATAACAACATGGACAAGTTCACAGGAGATACCTACGAAAGTCTGGGAATGAGTTTTAAAAGTGTTTCTATACCTTATGGTTGGATAAGGAACACTGAATATCTTCCAAGATATGCTACTCAAAAGAGTAAACTTTTGAAACAAGGATTTGATAAAAACCTTTCAGAAAGTGAAATTATGAGAAGTGAAGGATTTGAGAAAATCTACTTTACAGGAGTATCAAAATTTGTACTTAGTAAAAAGGAAAAGCCTTAGAGAAAAGAGTAAATACCAAAATTTTTTAGTATGAACAATTTTAAATATACACCGAAAGGTAGGGATATCTCTATTACTATGGATGGAGATATTCTCATAGATTCCAATCCCAAGATACAGGCACTTGTTACTTTGATAAATGAGAAAGATCCAGAAATTCTTTCTTATAATACTCGTGGTAGAATAGCCGTAGAAATGCAAAATGCCCTATATGATACACTTGACAAGTACAGCGTAAGAGAACTGGCAAAGAATCATGTAGAAAATCTACTTAAAGAAAATCCAAAAATTAAAACTGATGAAAGAGAAAGGGAGAAAGCACTTAGAATTGTAAAGTCTGGTGTACTTGCTCCATACTTAGAGGAAATAGAAAAACAACTTAAAGAAATACTTGAAAGTGATATGGTAAATGAAGCAAATATTACAGGAGGTGTTCGTGTAGATCCAGACAAAATTTATATGTTACATGACAAAGGATATAGTGGTGTAATGATCTACTTTGGTAGTACAAATAAAAATTATGCACAGATCAAAGATTTTAACGCAGAAGAACATGCTAAAATACACATGTATACTTCTATGAATCCAGAATACAAGAGAATATTCTTAAACGCTATTCCTAATTTAATTAATGAAACTATCTTGGATTTTGTAGAAATGAATGAAAAAGTTGGAAGACAAGATAAAAAATCTAAATTCTTGAAAAAATATGGAGACAAGATCATAAAAAATAGACTAAATGAGGAAAGTGGTAAAGATGAATTTGGTGGATATGATATAACACTTACTTATAAAAATAGAATTGGAGAATTTGGAGTAAAGATTGGAGATCTTGTAGATTATGGTGTTCGAGTAAGTGCAGAGGAAGAGGCTGTTTTACTTAAAGCAGATAAAGATGCTTTCGCAAAAACATTACACAAATACATTTATAACTATGTTTATGCTTACTTTAAAGATATCTGCGTAAGAAATAATGGAAATAAACTTGTTAAAGATTATATAGATTATATCATTAAAGGAAGTAGAAGAGTAGGTGGTAGTCTAGATAGATTCTTCCAAGATACGCTTGATAGACTTGAAACAAACAGTACAGATTTACTTTATGTTTACAAAGATGAAATAAAAGCAGAAGTTGAAAAAAGAGGAATAATTTTAAATGAATCTGTCCAAGATACACAAACAAAATATGTTAGATCAAGATACAGACCACATATCAACTTGTATGTTCCAAAAGGAGAAGATACTATAAGTATAACTCTTGATGGATATGGTACATTCATTTATAAAGCAGATGAAAAAGAAAGAGCAAATGCTGATCTTCTTGATTATTCTGGTATACATTTTGAACTTGATCTTACAGAAAAAATACAGCAAGTACTTTATAATGTACTTACATCAATACCAGATTTACCAGGTGTAGATATGAAATCTATCTTAAAAGATTATATAAAAGACATGTACAATACATGGAAAAAAGATGAAACTTATATGAAAAACTTTGTTGATATGCTTGAACTTTCGGATCTGGTATATTACAAAGATGATATCATGGCTGAACTCAGTAAACTTGGATATTTGTATGAAAGTAAAAGAGTTCGGTATACAAATGAAGCCAGATTTGATAAAGAAGTTAAAACAGATCATGGTTTAGTTTTTGTAAAAAATAAACATGATGGTACTTATACTTTTGGTTTAGTTGGTGGATTTAATTCAGATTATGAACTAAGCCCAAGAGAAAAAGCAAGTTTCTTCTTACTTCTTAGAAATAGAAAACTTTCAGCTACCGTAGTTGAACAAATAAACAAACAACTTAAAAACTTTATCCAAGAATATATTCAAAATATTGGAAGTATGTTCCAGGTGGATAAAGTAATTAAAAACCATGTAAATTTCCTAGTGAATCAAAATAAGTACTCAGATATGGTAGAAATTGCTAAACCTTTTGTGGATTCTTACTACGGAGAAATTTATAAAAGAGAATTTATAAAAAAAGGAGTATTACTGAGTTAAGAAAAAACCAATTCTCACGAATCTTATTTTTTAGAGAAGAGCCTCCCAAAAATTTAGTGGTAGGCTCTTTTTATTTTTAATCAAGGTATTTGTAGACTTTAAGTTGATAATCTATTTCTTTTTGTAGTGGTTTATAAACTCCATTTACCACCATCTGATCTCTCCACTTAAGAATTTTCTCTTTATCACTTCCTGTTTCCATTTCTACCTTTGTAATAAGTTGTGCTACATACATAGGTATAGAAATAAAATCTTTAATTTCAGAGTATGCTGTTTCTACTGCTTTTGTAATATGTACAGACAAAAGAGTTTCAAGTTGATGAGAATCTACTTCTTTAAGCATATACACGCACGCTACTTCTTCATTTGAAAGATTTACAGCCAGTGGAGATTCTGTTTTTAAATGGACATTTGCTATATTTCCTGTAATTTCAGGTTTTATATCTAGACCACTATACATTTTTCTATAATTTGGAATGAACTTGGCTTCTGAGAGAAGATGTCCATATTTCTTTAAAAATTTTTCTTTACCATTCATAAGAATTTGGGGATTTTTGATTATTTAATGAGTGTTTTGATAAGAATTTGCCTACCTGTGGATTTAGGTAGGCAAAAACTCTAACTTTAAAATTTACATTATGAGAGATTAGATTTTATGTTTTTATAAAAGTCTATCACCAATTACATCTCCATATCCTCTCTTTCTTAATTCATCTTCAAACTCTCTTGCATAGATGGAGAATATTTTCTTAGGTAGAGTTTCTCTAACATAGGCAATAGTATCTTCTTTAGATATTTTCTCTTCTTTTTCTACTTTCATAACATTGTCTACCATAACAGAAATCGCTTTCTTTACATCAAAAGATTTTACAGCATCTTTGATACAATTTTCAATTGCAGTAGTTACAGCATTCATTACTTGCTCTTTGAATTTATCTTCAGCTCCAATTAGTTCAAGAAGACTTAAATTAGCCTGTTCAGCTTCATTACAGTCAAATTTAAATGCAGTACCATTGTTTACATAAATTTCTACTTCATTTGCACCAGCAAATCTATATCTGTCTTCTCTGGCATATACCTTTACATTTGGTTTACCACCATTAAGAACTGAATCCTTAACAAGTCTTGATTCATTTATTTTATACATAATATTTAAAATTTTTATTTTTATCAACTTAAAAGGATATATTTTCTTTTAATTTTGTTATTTTCTTAGGACTTAAAATACCCAAAAATTTTCTAATATTAAAGAAGATACCTTTCTTTTACTTCTTTTTATTTTCATTTACCCAGTCCATAAGCATACCATTTACTGTGGGATCTTTATGGATTTTTATTTCGTTAAGATTCTCAGGTTTCTTATCTTTTATATCAATCTGAATATCCTTAACTTCATTTAAATCTTCAATATTTACCTTAATTTTTAAAGGTTTTTGTTCCAAAACTTCATGGAGTTTTGATCCTTTTGGATAAATCATTTTAACTTCAAAAAGTTTATCTTTTTCTTCCATTTTTATTTAATTTTATTTATAAAAGAAAGAGCAGGATTACCCTTAATACTCAAGAGATCTTTTGATGTAGCCTTTCTAATATGTTTTATATTTAGATTTTCATCTACTCTTGCTACAAAGTGGAGTACTCCTGTACTTTCAAAGAAATATCTTGTATTATCTCTACTGTCTGTAAAAGTATAAAGACCATCTGTTTTTATCTCTTTTTCCAAACTTTCATTAAGAGAACCTC